AGTACTGCACAAGCAACAGTAGCGCCAACCATGGGGTTGTTGCCCAACGCATCAGCAAAAACCCCATCATCATTTATCATATTTTGTAATCTCCATATTTCCCTTAATAAAGCCATTTGTAAACAATAAACCCTGATGGTACGTCATCTATTTTCATTTGTTATCATTTCTAATCGCTCACAAAAACTTAAAAAAGGTGGACGTAATGTGGACGCGTTTTGAAATATTAGGTGATTTTATTGCCCTTAACATTCTCGTTAATGTCATATATATTATTTAAAGCAATTCTGCCTTCTTCAGACATTTTTTCAGAAACGTGCTGATAGATTTGTAATGTTACTGTTACGTTCTTATGCCCAAGCCTTTGTTGAACATATTTAATAGGCGCGTTATTCTCAGCAAGCATTGTACAATGAGTATGTCTTAATGAATGAAAATTAAATTTAATACCTAATTTCTTTGTAATTATGGCAGTTGTATGTTGCATAATTCTAGGCTGAATAAATTCACCATTCTCTCTTACTGTGACAAAATCAATTAATTCGCCCGATTCAGTATTGATTCTTTTTATGTTATCATTCGTACAATAGTTATGGATATATAAATTACCATACTTTTGTTTGTCTATTATTTGTCGTTCCTTCTCTCGTTTCAAAACATTTATAGTTTCAATATCAACATCGATAATCCTTACAGACCCATATTTTGGAGCAGTAATATACCAATAGCTTTCTGACAAAGTGTTATTTTTGTCTTTTTCTTGCCATTGCACTTGTTTATTGATTATAATTGTCTTTTTTTCAAAATCAACACAATCCCATGTGACAGCAAAGGCTTCGCCCATTCTCATGCCACATCTATATCCAAAAAGCAACGGGATATATGCAGTACTTCCCTCTGGAAACCGTTCTAAAATTTTTGCCATATCCTCTTTTGAAATTATGTGCCTTTCTCCTATCCTAGTGGGGGTATCAGGTTGAGCGTTTTTTAGTGGGAGTTTTATTGCTAATGCAGGATTATTAGCAATAAAACCTAATGGTTCAACAGCATAATTGAAAGCTGAAGTTAATATTCCTTTAATAGAAAGCAACGTGTTTCTGCTATAGCCCAAATTAAATAGATTATTAATAAGTTTTTGAAGTGTTGCCGAATTAATTGCTTTCAAGGCATAATACCCAACGTTAGGTTTAATATGATTATTTATCTTTTTAGTGTATCCTATTACAGTATCAGGTTTTAAATTTACCTTACAGTACTCTTTAAGCCAAAAATCAAAATAATCAGACACACTCATTTCAGTCGGAATGAAATTCAATCCAGTTGTATTATAGTCTAAATAAGCTTTATTTCCCGCTAATTCAGCTTCTTTTTTAGTTTTAAATCCACTTTTAGAAAGATGCTGTCGTTTACCATTCAATCTCGCTATTTCAAAACGATACTCCCAACCACCATTTCTTTTACGATACATTATTTTAGGCATAACTATCTCCTCCTATTCACTCCCATTATTTATAAGATAGTAGAATATTATACACCAAAATAAAAGTTATGTCAAGATATATTATAGTACAAATAAAAAAACTTAAATAAAAACGTAAAAATAAGGGATACCAGATTTTGCTCTAGCATCCCTTATTTTTTATATTAATTTAAAATTTCAACTTAGTTAATTCACGTTCTTTTATAATAAATGTTTGTATTAAAAAACTTGTAATTTTTTTATTACAAGTTTTAAAACAATATTTTACATCAAAACGATACATTTTATTATCAAATTGCGTTATTTCCCAATCAATTATTCTCTTACCTTTCATTATAGCAGATATATAATTTCCGCTATATTCGATTGTGGAATAAATACTATTTCCTAGAAACAAATATTTTTTCTTAGACAACAAATCACACACTATATACTCTTTCATATGCTAACTACAAACCCTTAATTGCATTATTCAACTTCTTGTTAAGATTATATCTTATCTAGCATTATTTGTCAATAGGTTTTAATTTTATCATATAAAAATTGTTTATTTTATCAGCGTTCCCACCAGCAAAATCACCGCCGCGATTACACTGCTGTCCATTTAAACCCCCAGTCCCGCAAGTTCCTTGCGGAGTGCGGTCGCCCTAGCTTCCAGTCCAGCAAGCCTGTTTCTGTCCTCATCGGTGGCACTTCCGGAAACTATTGCCGCAAGCGGGCGTACGCGCTCACGGTCTATCGCCGCAAATTCCCGTGCTATCTCTGCGGCTCTGAGCCTGCGTTCACGCGCGGCACGCTCCTCATCGGTCTCGCGCGGTTCGATGATTTCATCATAATTCTGCGACATATGCGTATCCTCCTTCTACCTGTTTGATGTCCGTTATGGTTCTCATGCTGGGGCGCATGTCCAGCGGGTCGATGTCGTTTGTGGTGCGCACCTGGTAGTAGCGCTGGCACTTCGCAAGCTCCGTTGCCGGGTCGGGCGGGACGAACGGCGCCGCCAGTGAACCGCCCTCCAACTTCGCCCATGCGAGCTTCAGGGAGTTCCCGGCTTCGGTGCCCTTGTTGAACCCGATGGAGACTGCGGAAATGTACTCGCCCTCGGAAAGGTCAACCGATACTTTATTTATCCCATTGTGAAGCACGGAAGTGTAATAGCTGTTGACGTAATCTCCAGAAGCATTCACAGTGCGGATTCTTGCCGACCAGACCCCTGATACTTCCAGGACGTTCAGAGAGAGTGTGTATTTCCCGGGAGCAAGCGGGAATTCGTTGTTCTGCCAGAACGCATGGGTATTTGAAGTCAGCGTTGCTGTAGCAGTCAGGCGGATTCCATTGGTTTCCGGAGCAGCTTTGCACTTATCAGTGGAGATGTACCACCTGTCCACGGTGTAGCCGGTGGAATACTCGTTCTGTCCTCGCTGATTTACCCGGAAATCCGGATTGATGAGCATGTTTGGATTGTTTGCTATCTCATTTGCGTGCTTTCCGTCAAGAGTGTCAGCGTTGCCTCCGTTCGCGGGGAGCGTTGTTGGTATATCTTCTTTAGTAGCAATTTCTTTATCAAATAATTTACCTGTAGTTTTAGTTATCTCAAAAGCGTTACTTCTGTCTTCAGTAGATATACCATTACCAACGGAAAAAAGAGTATCAGCATTACTCTTGTTAAACGTTCCAAAAGCTGTCTCGTAATCATTTTTGTCGGCTATGACATTGTTACCATGCACAAAAGCTCCTCTTTTTAAAGCACTCGATGAGTCTCCCCCGGCATGAGCAAAAAACTTTGATGCTGTTGTACTATAACCTTCAGTATGAGAATAATCCCCGGTAGCGTCGGTATACGCACCTTCCGAATGGCTTGCCGAGCCATCAGCTTTCGTGTATAATCCCTCCGCATGAGAATAATTACCATTTGCTTTATTTTGAGTATAATCGTTAAAGATTTCAGCACTCGCCCCTGTACCAGCTTTACCGACACCAGTAACTTCATTAGCTCCTAAATATAATTTTTTAGTATCAGTTACATAATAAAAAACATCGTTGTCTTTAGTACTTGCTTCATATTCTGCGGCAGTACCACGAAGAAATTTAACTTTATTATCAGCCATTTAACATTTCTCCTTTCACATTCATAATTTAATAAGGGTAATAATTTAACATTATTACCCTTATTAACATTTTACCTTTTAGTAATTAAGAAATAGCACCCCAAGTAAGAGCCTCGTCTGCACCATTAACTTTTGTAGCAAGAGTATCAGCAAGGTTCTCCTCTGCAACAGCCTTGCCAACAAGAGTAGCAGAAATCTCATTGCTTGCAGAAATAGCAACACTTACGCCAGTAGTTTCAGCCTTACCAGTATAAACATCAGCTAAGTCTTTCACATCAATATATACGGGTGCTGTCTGATTAGCGATAGTCAGTTTAAGATATGTACCATTGGTAAGACCTGTAACGGGAGCATCATCACTGACAACGATAATTTCACCAGCAGTTACAACTAAATCCTTGGGAATATCTACTTCAAAAGGAGTACCAGTTCCATAAGTAAACTGATAAGTTTTAAGATATCCCTCGGTAGGAGTTTCCTTTACTGTCATTACAAGGTTAGGAACAGTGATTGTACCAATAGTAGTCTCCTCTCCTGCCTTGCCCTGCTTGATAGTCTGCTTAGACTTCTCTCCTGTACCAGCAGTTTCATCAGTAATAGTTACTGTATAATCTACAGCCGCAGGAATTTTAGCAAGTTCAGCAGCTACAAAATCCTTAATTGCCTTTACAGAAGCAAGAGCGGTGTCAGCAGTAGAATCACCAATTGCAGCTACGGTTTCAGGAACTACAACTGTAGAAGCAGTACCGTCATAATAAGTTACAGACTTGTCAGTTGTATTCACATAAACCTTTCCTGCAACCATAGTTACGGGGAGAGTGTCAACAACCTCAATCTGATTTGTATAAGATGTTTCGCCCTTAAAAAGCTGTCCCTCAATAAAATAAAGGGTGTTAGCATCCTTAGTAGCAAGACCCTTATACTGCGCATAAGTACCTGTTAAAAACTTTACATTAGCCATAATAATTTTCCTTTCTCAAATAAAAAACAATTTATATATAATGGACGAGCCATTATTAACTTTAACCAATGGTATCCCAATCAACAGTAGCCATACCGTCACCAACTAATACATAGCCGCTATCTTTATAAATATAGGACTTACTTGTATCAGTATCTATATATATTTTGTCAGCAAGACCCTGTGTAGGGAATTCAGCCTTTTTAGAAAATATAACTTGTGATGTTGTATTTCCACCGCTACCACCAACAGGCGCATTACCAGCAATCTGTTTTAATTCGCCTGTTGACTTCTGAAAAATATTTACCGACATTTAATCACCTCTTAAACTATTCCTTCCATTTCATAAATGTACGCTGTACCAGAATCAACTTGAACAGTGAGCAACCCAGCTGTAGTATATGTAACAGAAGCAACTACTCCAGAAGTCATTCCATAAAGTTTGCCTCTGTTAGTAGGAGTACCGTTACCAAAGCAGAATATTCCAGAACTGTGATACACACAGAAAGGATTACCGCTTGACATTGTTTGTTTGAAAGTATTATTTGATGTAGCTCCTGTTTCTGGAGTAGAAGTTCCTATTAGCTTCCACTTAAAAGGGAACATAGATAACGTATCGTTTATCTTTTTTACAGAATAAGTTTCCGTTTCAGATGTAGTAGATTTATCATTAATTGTTGCCATCTGTTTCCAACCATACCAAGTCTTTGAAGTGGAATTATATCTGTTGGTATATATTTCACCTGAGTTAAACTTAATAGCCGTAACACCATATGTAGTTCCCATTTTGCGGACATCAACAATAAAATAAGTTCCAACAACAGGAGTATCGGTAACATTACCATTACAGTAGATAAAACCCGAAGCAGGAAGTGTTAATATATAATCTAACAAGCTACCAGAAGTTAAAGTTCCTAAATTCTGAAGTAAATCATTTACCTTCTTACCCTCAATACTTCCTGCATCAATCTTAGTCCAAGCACTCCAAGTCTGAGTTGAAGCATTATAAATTTTACTATAAAGCAAACTGGAATTACCAAAAGGCTGTACTGAAATTTGACGGTGAGTGGATGTCGCATTAACAGTACCTATCCAAGCTGCACTATCAATAGGCATACCTGTTACGGCAGAAGATATAGTCACTAAACCCGAAACAGATTCCAACGCAAGTGTTTCTATATCTCCAGTAGACCACATTTTTAAATTCTGAACGAAATCGTCAGAATTAGGGATACTTTCGTTTATCTTCTTTGCACTCCAAGTCTTATTCGTTGCATCAGTGACACTATCATCAATTAACGCTCCAGAAATGATGTTATAATTACAAGCCACAGGCGTATTTCCTTGATAAATACTCATAATTATTTTCTCCTTTCTTATTTAATAATTTTTGGCTTTTACTTAATATTATTTGTTGCTCTTCTCGTGATAATTGTAAAAAGTCCTCATAAAACATCCATTGAAGATGTACATTATTTAATTTCCCAGATGCTTTTCGTTTGCCATTACAACAATCTCCAACTTTTGTGGCGTGATAATATTCCTTTGCTTTGACTACAGAATCAAACAATTCATTTGTTGTAATGCAAATAACTTTTTTACAGCTATGTAATGCATTTTTATTCTTATTTACTTTTATATTAGTCATTGTTTCTTCACGCCATTTTGCAACATCTTCTTCTGACATTTTTTTATAATCAGATAAATACATCCACAATAATGGAGTACCATCAGGAAGTTTGCCAGAATAATTTTGTTTTTTTCTACAACACGCACTTATTCCATTTTTACCATTTTTCCCTCTGTTATAGTATGTAGCTCCATCTGTCATACTATCGAACACTTTACCCGTAGTTACGCATACTACTTTTTCTTTAGGGCTACAATCAATCATTGATTGTACTATTTCTTGCACCTCTTCTTTCGACATACTTTCATATTCATCTAACCAAAAATAATGTTTCCCTTTATATGACAAAACTCTATATTCGTCATCTGTTCCTTTATTGCAAATCTTTCTATTACAACATGAATAGATTTGCGATTCCCCTTTTTTACAGTATTTTCTTACATTATCTATGATTAAATCATCTTCAAAACAGTATACTTTTCTTGTAGTAGGTAAATCACCATTATATTTTTCTAAGTTTGTAATAGATTTCCCTAACCATTCTTCAAATTGTTCTTTAGTATTATTTCCTAAGCCATATTGCATATGGAAATTTCCATGGCAAGTTTCACACAAGGTTATTCCATTAGTCACATCTGTGCGTTTTTCTTTACACCAATTATATCCGTCAAGATGATGAACTTTTAAGTCTCCGTGTTTTTGACCGCAACATTGACAAGTATAATTATCACGAGCAAGACACGCTTTAACAAAAATTAAATATTCTGGATAACGTCTTTGTAATAATCTTTCTTCTGGTGTAATATCTTCATTCCAATTATGATGATTTTCTCCTGAATAAAATAGTTTTCGTACACAATGGTGACAATAGTATTTACCATTATATAAATCTCTACTTCTATTATAATTGCAATAATATGTCATATTGACTTTCCCACAATTATCACAACTAACTTCAACTTGAAAATTACTATATTTCGGCAAGTCAGTTGTTTTTACTTTTATTCTTGTACCACGTCTTACTACAATTTTATTTTTTGTACCCATAGACCTCGGAATGTTATAACCGAGATTTTCATAATATGGTATATTTTTAGGAATTAATCCAACGTCAATTTCTTCTGTCAATAACATAATTCCCTAACCTTTCACTAATCAATCTTCACATTCTTTCAAGCACGTTTATATACAAAAAGAGACTCAGCTCTTTGAACCAAGTCTCCATTCGTTTAATGCTTTATCTAATTTTTCATTTCTCATATAAATCCACATTGTACATTTTGTATTTGGATTTAGTGCCACAACCTCATAGTGGATATTTTTACTTGTTAAAAATTTTTGTTGCGGAACAGAGAAACAACAATACAAAGGCTTATCTCGTGGCATATATACTCACGCTCCTTTCTTAATCAATGGTTTTAGTGTATTCAACTATTAAAATTACATCACCAACACCTATCTCTCTTGCATATAATAAAAAACGTTTGCTTTCTTTTGACATATATACATAAGCCCCATCGTTAGCCTTATTATAAAATGATATAGGTGTTATATTACCCGAAGGCTGTTTTATTGAACCGTAAATTGAAATTACAGAATCTACTAATGATGTGTCAAAGTCACCAATTGGGGCAAAACCCTCAGGGGTAGTAATTGTTTGTGTTGCAACTTTTCTGTAAATAGGTTTTCCGTCAATCCATACTTTATTTGTTTTAACTTCATCCGTACTATAAACTTCTTTGATTGCATTGTTTATTTTATTCGCACTCCAAGTCTTATTGATTGCTGTAGTCGATGTATCGTCAATTACAACCTCGCTTAAATCAGCTTCTTCGTTACTATCAGTAATAATATAAGTCTTATTCTCATCATATTCACCAAGAGCATCATATTCTGCCTGAGTGCCGTGCCAGAGGTTGTCACTTGATAGAGGCTTATTGTCATACAGAACCTTACCCTCGTCATTTTCAGAAAATTTATTAAGAACTTCCTCATTTGAGGGCTTGTAAACCGCATCAACAGGGAGGTGTTTCCACGATAAAATTCCAGTTTCATTAACCGCATATTCATAGAAATAACCGCGCTGATAGTCCGATGAATTTTCTCCTATATACTGAACGACATCACCCTCGGTAGCAGTGTCAGGCATAACTTTGACCTGTACAGGGTTCTCTACGAAGTCATCGGTTATATTAATAACTGCTCCATCTGCAAGAGTGGTTTTATCAAGTGTATTCCACTGTGCCTTAGTCCCGCTCCAAACAGAAATGTATTCAGGATTCTCTGCAAAGTCATCAGTTATGTTGATAATCGTCCCATCTGCAAGAGTAGTTTTGTCGAGCGCATCCCACTGTGCCTTTGTACCACTCCAAGCGGGTATATATTCAGATATATCCTTGCCACTTGCTTTGATATTTCCAGTGCCATCATCAAGAAGTATCTGGTTCTCTTTAATGTCAGTATCAGTCAGCTTATCAGCTTTACTAGTGATATCAGTAGCCTTTGCATAAAGACCACCATCTGTGCCAACTTCAAGCAAGTTACCCTCGTCAGCAGAGATATTAACTTCGCCTGAAATTGTATTAGTAGCATCATTAATAGTAAGGGTAACTGTGCTTACCACTGTGCTTGCCTTGTAAATTTTGACGAGTTCATTCATAGACACAAAACTATAAGATATCTCTGTGTCTCCCTTAACAGCAAGAACTAAAACTGGTTGCCCATCAAGATTAGGGTTAATTGAGTTTGGATAAATCTCTTCACTCCAAATAAAACTATTCACAAATGTAGTGTTAGCTTGGTCTAAAAACTGCTCCACAGGAAGATTTATTGTAAAATCAGCTACATCTGTTATTGTTGCATTGGGTTTTTTATAAAACATTAAAATGTTGTTTGCATATAAAACTGTTTTAATACCAAGACTTTCATCACCATTAACCCATGTTTTCAACTCTGTGGTTAAGTCTGTTATTTTAGTATCAACTTCGGTGTTGCTATAAGTCTCTGTTTTCTTATAGTAACTGCTTAATTTTGTATCAACTTCCGTTGTTTTTGCATAATCTTTCAGCTTATTATCAACGTCTTCCGAAGTATCATAGTTAGTCAAAGCATCGGTAATCTTTTTATCGACAACAGTTGACTTGTCATATTCGGCAAGCTTATTATCTACGTCTTCGGTTTTTTCGTAACCAGTAAGAGCGGTTGCTATCTTACTATCAACTTCGGTAGAAGTATCATAATTAGCAAATTTGGCGTTTGTGTTAGTAATAGACTGTTTAACTTCCTCAAACGTGTCGTTAGTTTTCTTTGCAGACCAAACCTTATCAGCTGCTGTAATTGTAGTATCATCTATTTCGGCAGAGCCTTTAATAGCATTGCCATTAAACAGGAGAGTATTGCCTGTATCGTTTGTAGTAAGCTTATCAAGAACTGTGTCTTTGTTATCATGAGTATGCTTTGCTTCATCAAGAGGTTCAATGAGTGCATTAATCTGTGCCTTGTCGTAATACTTATCAGGGTCAAGTCCTCCACCAGTGCCTTTAAGATTTGGCGTAGTGAATGTACCGTTTTCGTTTGTTACGTCAAGTTTGTATATCTTATTTGTGTTATCGGGATTTTCTGTAATAGTAGGAGAGAAACCTTTGTCGCCTTTTTCACCCTTAGGCAAAACTCCAGCATTTTTGGTAGAGCCATCAGATAGCTCAACAATAAGACTATTTGTCGTAGTATCAATAGAAACTCCAACAACCGAAACACCATCTTTTACAACAAAGCTATTCTCTATTATGCTCCCGTCTGTTGCTGTCCAAGAAAGAATTACTTCATTACCACCAGTAACAGGAGTAACAGATTTAACCGTACATGGAGCGCCTTTTAATGCCCCCATTCCAATTACAGTTTCGTTTGTATATCGTTTGGCTGCTGCTAGGGTTGCTATATCCATTTGTAATTCACCCTTTCTTTTATAAGTTTATATTCCATATCAAATTTCCATCCATGTATCAAAGAGCATAAATGTTCTTACATATCCAACAGTGGTATCACCGAAAGAACATACACTCCCTATCGGCACAGCATTCATGCCCTCAAATATACCCTTTCCAGATGTAGTAGATGTGGGCAAATCTTGCAGGTCACTCTCTTGTGTGACAGCGAACTCTGCAACGGGCGTATTATAATCATTTCCGTACTTCAAAAGTACACCAGCCATATTATCATTCCTTTCTATAAAATTAAGACTGCCGTACTATTTTGTACAACAGTTTTGCAAATAATATTCTAAACTCATGTTGCAAATTGAGGAATAAGAGTCGTAATTAACCAACCAACAAATGCGCCACCAAGAGCAGTTACAACAAATTTCCACATGGCATCAAACGCTTTGGCTTTGGATTTATCCGGTGAATTTTTCAATTCAGAAACCTCATTTTTTAAAGTACTCTGGTCTAGTTTGATATCTTTAACATCGGTTTTAATATCTACAATGCCTTCAGAGAGATTTTTTATACTTGCTGACATCTCTATCAGCGTGGTGTTCTTTTCTTTAAGGTCTTTAATGTCTTCCTCAACTTCATCTAGCCTATGCGAATTGCTTTTGCTTCTTTCATCAATTTGCGTTATTTCAGTAAGATAATTTTCATTAAATTCTATATTCATATTGTACCTCACTTTTCAGAGGTAGCAATAACAGAATTTGTAGTGTCAGATTTTTCGCTCTTCCCTGCTAATGTCTTGATTTTCTCAAAACAATCCTTGCCGTAAGAAGTCACAGTAATTGCTAAGATTATAAGACATACAGCTACTATACTTATCCCATTAAGAGCCGTTAAAGTAGCTTCGTCAGCTACAATACCAAATTGCCTGATTATAGGTTCTATCATACTGATACTTGTAGTAAATAAACCTATTCCAACAATAAAACAAGCTGTGTAAAACAATCCCCAAAGAAATTTATTCCAATGCCAAGAGATACTATTCTTCTTTGCAATAGCTACACCAAGAATAATATCTGCCATTCGCATAAGTACTAAAGGAATAAGAAAAACGCCAACCATAAGTAAATTTGCCAATACTGTGTTAAGTATGTCTGTCATAAATTTACTTCCTTTCTTTATTATACTTATTATTTATTTCTTTTTTATATATTGAAACGGAATATAAGCAAACTTATTTGGAAATTTCTCACATTCCGGACTAGTAAATTTAACCCATATTGTACCGTTTTCTGCCGTAACATTACTGCCTAAGTAAACTGTAATTTCTGTATTTTTAGGCAATCTTGATATAGTTTTAGCATTGCGTTCTGGCACATATTTAATAGGTGTTCTATCTTTAGTGGTAATATATTTAGAATAATAAACACTAGGTTTGTATACTAAATTTCCTAAATTGTCAAAAACTTTATATCCTCTATTATAATCAGCGATATTTTTTGCTGTTTCCAGATTGTTATAAGCACCTATTTGGCTCTCAACATTATCTTTGCTTCTTCTGATTTTATAGGGTATATTTTCTACTGATTTTTCATATTCTGATAAATATTTTTTAACTATTGCTTTGAATTTACTCCAATGTGGCATAATATAAAGAGGACAAACTTTCGTTACTCCTTTTTCAATATGAGTATTAAGATAGTCTACACTACCACTAAGTCCTAAATTTTTGTTAATCCAATAAGTATGTGTTCTTAATGCAGAGATATCTAAGTCGTTTTCGTGGAGAAAATATGCCGCTAATCTAGCAGTTTTGTCTTCTGCTATAGCATCCGATTGTTTATTTTCGTTCATAATACACTCAATAGCAATATCATCTATTGCCCCTACATTATAAGTACCTCTTGCATTACACCATCCCACTTCATCAAATCTGAGTAACTGCCATACAGAACTTTCGTCTACATACAAGTGTGGTCTAACTGAACCCATATTTTCATTATATGTAGCAAGAGTATATCTTTCAGCATCATCTTGAATATTATCTAAGTCAGCAGTATTATGAATTGTAATTGTATTCACTTTAGGCATTTTTACATTTGCTTTATACAATGCATTAGGAGAAAATTTTGCGTTTCTAGCTTTAGTAGGGTCTTTCCATCTGAGACCATCTGGAATAATTTTTTGTTTAATTTGTATTCCTGCTATTGTGATTATTTTATCAGGAGTAATTGTCATATATTTCACCCTTTTAACTATCCTATGATTCAATTAAATCGTAAGTTATCTTCATCGTCTGGGCACTAGTTTTTGTTACTGGAGTGGCTAGATTATTAATAGTAGCCAAATAAGTGAAGTCTTTATTAAGATACAGTTTTGGCGCATTATAGTTATAACGAGATATAAAATATGGGTATATATCTGTATATGTATAAATTTGCATATTATCCATATCCAAAATGTTATCTTGCCAATATCCTAGCCTAATAATATCCCCATCTTCGGTTATACATTGGTTGTTCTGTAAGAAATGTGCTTTACGTTTCAAATCATAAAGCCTTTCCCACTTCCTATCGTTATAATCGTTATAACCACTGGTCAAATCAATTTTTTTTATGAAATTTCCGTTAAAATCCACAGTAGCTAAGCAATAGGAACTCGTACCAAGTTGAAACCATGCTATAATAAAATTATTCATCAAACAAAATGGTTTATAACCGTTATATTTGTGATAAAAATTACTGCTCCCGATGCCCGCATTGGCGAACCTTTTGATATAAAAATCATCAGGAAAACTTTGAACATTAATAAGTATTTTTTTATCAAGGTCAACAGTTCCTGTTAAAGCATTAATTCTATTACAATTAAACCAAATGTCGTAGTGTATCTTATCTTCTTGTTCTTGATAACCATATCCAATGCAACGTATAAAACCATCTGAATCTGTATAACTAGTATAATCTCCTGGGTTTGTAATAGATATGTCCTGTGTCTTATATGGCGAACTTGCAGAGCTACCACAATCACCCCAATTTAATTCTATCTTTTCTGTGTTAAGTATTTTATAATAAGAAAGTCTAAATGTTGTTGTAGACGGATTTGACAAAGAAACAATGGTGTCTTTAGCTACTATTCCTCTAATTCCACCAAATTTGCTTGTTGGGATATCTTTTGGGAGATTGTATAAAGGTCTTGACAGGTTGTTATCAAAATTATAAAAATTAGTTATCTTAGGATTATAATTGTCTGCTGTCGGATCCCAATATTCATTAAGTCCTATATATCCACCTGTGCGACTTGTTAAACAAACGCAAGCAATTGTCCCGTTTGCACGGTCTGTAGCAAAATCCCACACCAACCGATATCCGTTGCTAAGAGTTCTACACTCTGTCTCATTCAACGTCCCAGTACATGGGTTAGTTCCAGAATATACTCTTCCAGCATGTCCAACTGCACCCTCACCATTTGCATATATCAAATTTGAGTTTTCTTCTTTTTTATTACTAAAAAGAAGCACTCCACCCATGGCGTTAGTAGATATAGGTAAAGTGTTGTCGAGAATCGTTTTTATACTTGTATTACACGACACAAATTCAACCGGAAGATTTAAAAGCTTCTGTACGGCACTTGTAACCATATTATTTTCTTCTACTACTTGTTCTAACTCTCCGGTTTCCGCGTTAAATAATTCTATTTTTGTATGCCCTTTGATTTTCATATCATTCTCCCTCCAAATAATTCATAGTATAAGTAAAAGCCCTATTAAAGCTCTCAATATAAGCATCATAAGCACTTTCTTTAATATTTCCTAATTCGCTCTTATACAAAATATTTACCTCACCAGATACTTGACCCATATCAGTAACAGTAAGTTTAATCCTAGACACATCTGATATTTCTACTTTTACAGGGTTAAACGTATATCTAACTCCACCAAATGTAGCAGTTATTTCAAAAGCTTTTATATTTTCGTTTGCAGAAATACTTGTGATTGGGTTTGTCATTTCAATATATATAGTGGTGCTATCAGTGCTATACACACTCCCAGTAACACAAGGCATGTTATCTGTTATCCTTGAGGTTGTTAAAACAAAAGAATTAATATAGTGATAAGCCACATTCTCTGTAAAAGAAATATCTATGGGGGTTTGAATATCACATATAAACCCATCTTCGATATCCATGGTTTTTAACACAAAGGGATTAATTTTAAAATCCCCAGTTTTTTCTCTGAAATGCAAATATCCGTCCCATAAATTAGAAGTGTCAATTTTTCTTGCAATGGTTACAGCCATAGCAATAGCATTATTCCATCTCAAGTCTGTTGCGGCTGTTTTCCAGCGTACAGGTATGCTAACATCTGTGTCACTGACAAATTCTATTTTTTTCTCGTCTACATCAGACATCTTTCCCTACTCCTCTCGCTGTTATGGCTATTGTGATGACAAAATTGCAAAAATCTATATCTACATCTTCGTTTGCCCACTCAATGGTTGCATATTTATCTCCTCTTGTTGCTTCTATAATACGACCTTTTTCATCTTTATAAAATTTCAAATCAGGTATCATATTTATTCGCCCTCAAAAATCCCAACATATCTTTCAATGCCAGCGTTTGTATGCACAGAATAATCTATATTGGAATTTATAGTAATTGACGTAATTGGTTCAAGAGAATAACCGCCATCATATCTTGGCTCACCACAGCGTTCGCCTATCCAACCCTTTGCAGAATTGCTAGTATAAAATACTTTAACAGTATCACCAACACCAATGACTTCCCCTGTTTTATTCAAAAATTTATACTCTTTTTCTTCTATATCATCAAGAAAATAAACAAACACTTTATGCGTTTCATCATCAACACCAATTACTCTAGCCTGTTTGCTTTTAACACTATCATTTACTTTTTCTTTGTCATTTTTCTTTTGAACAGTAGAAATTAATTTTGTAAGCAATTCAGAATTTTCATCTTTTTTATTAGTCACTCTCTCACCACCTTATTATTACACACATTGCAAGTCATTCAAATTCACTGAACTCCGGAAGATTATCAACATTGCATAATGAAATCGACATTTCATTTCCATTTATTGAAATTTCGCTTATTAAAAATCTCACATTATCCAATCCTAATTCTTCATTTCTGACTAATATAACATCCTCCACATCTAAATGAGGGAGCATTGTACAATCCAATTTAACGCTCATGCCAATAATGCTTTTCATTTTAAGATACATTTCAGCATAAGCATCTACGTTAGCCTGCTCATAGCCAAACATATCTTCCATTGTTTTAGCCACACGATATCCAACAAGACTAATTCTTACTGGGGATTTAGGATTATCATTTTCGGCAACGCCAACGAAACTAGCACCATCAAAATTTTCTCCCCAGACAGTCACTCTATTCTTTACATCGGAAAAGTTATAAGTCAAACTAGAAGAAATATATTCAGCAGTTGCCTTATCATCAAACACCCACATAGGGGCTTTGTTTTTAAACTCAAAGTCACTAGAGCCTCTTGTGAGAACCAAATGTCCTACATTATCATAATACATTCTGCATTTAAGACTGTTAGCCAACTCTGTAAATATATCTCCAAAATATGAACCTGTGCTTAGTTCAATATCTTCGCCAAGTTCAATATCTCTTGTATCAAAATCTATCAAAGGATTTATCGGGTCGGTAGGTCTACCGTTACCTTTTTCTTGTGAAAGCATATCTACAAACATTTGACCTACTTTATCGCCTAATTCAATCTTTGTGGCGTTTTCGAGACAAGCGCCACCCGTTTCAGATGTGAGCAATCCAAATTTATCTACACAATCAATACTAATAATATCATTTTCTTGTGATATTCCGGTTGTAGTAAATATACCCTTGCTAAACCAATATATGTCGCCTGTGTATCTGTCCTTTAATCCTTTATAATACCGGATTTTTTTATCAAACCAGAATGGACTATTTTCGTTGGTATCATATTTGTGGTCGTGATTATAAATCTGAAAGCTAAATTTTCCCTGAATACCTTGCCCATAAGTTTTAGAATAATTCTCACTATCAATAATGATATCATCAGTAATCTCGTAGATAGTATATTCTAAATGGTCTAACACTTCAATTTTAGCAAGAACAATTTTCCCTTCATTCTGTGCAAGTCTAACATAATTTTGGTCATAGATATCATAATATTCCATACCTATCACCTCAATCTGTCATTATTCTTGTTCTGGTCTGATTATCAGCATACATATCTCTTGTCTGAACAAAATCAATCTTAATAGTGTATGTTTTATAATTTCCACTATCATCAGGCGTATATGTATGAGATGTAATAGCTCCAAACCATACATTGCCCACGATATCCTTTATTAACACAGGCTGTTTGCTATTAACATCAGATTTCCATTTCTGAAATGTCTTATAATCGCCATCTGTTAATCCATAATCAGGACAAGAAATATGCCCCAGCAAAAAGCTCAAAGAGAATGAGTCATAATCCATATTTCCATAAGTAATAACCGGCTTTCCTCTTTCGGTGTCACTTTTATCTCTTTTTATATTATGGTCAACATTACCAATATCAGGATTTAATTGTACCTTCCAAGAAGATGTCACTTTAAATTGCTTATCACCATACATATAATTATAATAAATTCTTACATCTGTAATAGATTTAGACGGTCTTTCATAAGGAACTTCGGTCAAGAAATAAATCTCATAATCGTCAAACTTAGTTGCGATAGGTACTTTAGCCTGTTGATATACTGTGGTTGTAGTAACCGGGATAACAATATATTGATAAATCATATCACCACCACAAGTATAATCAATATAACTTGAAGCAGAAGTTTGCTGAACAGTTTCAAGATATTGTTGAGTACCATCAGAATTTATTCTTTGAATAATATAACTTGTTGGAGCAACTCCAGTAGCATTTTTCCAAGTTAATTTTACAGTATTTTTTACTGTATCTACAGTTGCTTTCAAATCAGTAATCCCGACTGCACCTTTAGGAATAGTGCAATTAACAACAGGACTTGTGACCTCAACATCATCTTGTGTCACTATTGTAATTTTCCCTTTGAAAGTAGCATCTGGTAATACCTCTCTAAAAAGATATTCCATTCTGCTAGACCATATTTTCTCACTCTGATTTATTATATTATCATCTTTATCATATATAGTCCAATAATAATACTTAATTGGATAATTGCCTTGTGTTGTTATGCTAGCTTCACACTTTATAACCTCATTGACAAAAGTCATCTTAGGAGTTATAACAGGAATAGCCTTAGTATTGAAATAATAATAAGGAGAAATAACAAAGCATTGATAAATTTCATATGGCGTATTTTCATCTATTTCTGGAACAGTTCCCTCTATGCCCACAAATCCAGTTTTATTATAGTATTTTGTAATACCATAATAACTACCATTAACTTTAATATATGTATTAGGGATTGTATCACTATCTGCTCTGGTTTTTCTATGTTTGCCAGTATCAAGATTAAGTCCTTGTTCAATAGGAATTAACCCTGTTTCTGATAATACAGTGTCCATATTTACAACTTTAACAGTACTAAGATAAAGTTCTGTACTAACAGGGATAGCATTTTTATCATCAAACGTCTCAGATAATTTAAGCATTCCCTTACTCTTGTTATAACCTACAACAGTTTTCCTACCATTCCCACTCCAATAACAATAGCAAGGCAAATTAATATCTAGTCCTTTTTCGATAGGAATATAAATATTATTTGTTATATCTTCATCGGTAGATTGTACCGTAACTTTTGTTAACGGATTTTTTTGTATTTTACCTTTAGATGAGTATACATCTGGATAATAGCCATTGTCTATATCGACAGGTTCATAGAATTTTGCTCTCCATAGATATTCGGCATTTTGAGGAATATCATTTGTGTTCACAATATCTATTTCTTCACCGTTTCTAAATCCATCAGTACTTTTACCACGTTCATAATAAATAACTCCTACTCTATCGCCAGTCTGATAATCATACACATAAAAATCAGCGCCCATACAAAAATCACCATTAAAAGTAATTTTCATACTAAAATTAGAACCGTCTACACAATTATTATTAGGATAAGCATTTGTCGGAGAACAAAGCATAATTTATTTCTCCTTTCTTTATTTTTATTTATGATTTATATAGAATCAGCCCACCATATTTCAGATGGACTGATATAAATTATAAAGCAATTATTTAATACTATTGATTGCCGTCCGAAGTGTCTTGTTCATATAGCTCTTAATCTGCTCAATAACAGTATTGCTATCCTTTGAATCATAAACATTAAACGTGTTATTCAATGTTATAGACTTATTATTAACAATACTTTGTGCGTTATTAACTGTACTATTTGTAACAGGAGCAGTTATCGGAGTATTCCCAGTGGCAGTATTAGCAATAGCTTGGAACTGTTGTGGTGTAACAGTAGCGCCCAAACCACTTAAATAATCAGCAAGACTTACAGTTACATATTTATCATTGTCCTTGTTGTCATTAACATCTTTATTATAAATGGCTTCTGCCAAACCATTACGAATATTTTTTGCTGTATTTTCATCAATATGAAGAAGCCCATTCTCATCAACACCCAGTGCCTTTTTAGCCTGTTCAATAGCTAACTGGTCTTTGGCATTGCTTTCCATGTCAGAGAAAGTATCTTTATAAGCATTAGCACTATCAATTTGTTTATCAATAGCTTCTTGTTGCTTTTCATAAACCTCGATTTGTTTATCAATATCAGTTTCTTTTATTTCTCTTTTAACATCATCAAGTTCCTTTTGAGCGTCCTTAACAGCTTTTTCATCCTGGATCTGTACAAGTCCCTCGCCCTCTTTATAAACAAAAACTTTCTGTTTCTTTGCTTTTTCAAGATTATTCTGGGCTTCAATCAGGTCAAGTTCTCTCTGTTGCTCGTCATTTTTTCCTTTGAGAGCGTCTTTTTCATCATTGAGAGCGTCTATTTTACTATCAATAGCATTTTTTTCTTTTTCAAGAGCGTCTATCTGTTTATCAGTTACCGCCTCAATAGCATCTAAAAGAGTTGTATAATAATCTATCTGATTTTGAAGAGCATCGGAAATTGATTTATCTGCCGATTTAGAAGAACTGCTAGAAGGCTCTTTAACTTCATTCTTATAACCAGTAAGAATATTTACAAGTTCTTCCATAGCAGTTATACTATCTTTTACAGATGCATAATCTTTAAACAAACCCGTTTCGACAGCGTGTTTATAAGCATAAGCCGAAGATATCAGTGCAATTTCATGGGCATATTCTTCCATGCGAAGTTTAGCTTGTTCAATTGCAGATTTTGTCATATCAATCTGACTATCAATATAATCATCTCTGGTCTGATATGCTTGCTTACTTACATCTTCAAGAGCAGATTGTTCAAAAGTATAACCATCAGCAGTTTCAATAACACTATTTTTTAATTGAGGATATAACATTATTAATTTAGTCATATCATCATAAGAAAGAGAATTGCCTTCGTTAAGAGTTTCTTGCGCTTTCTTTAACGTTGAAATACTATCATTATAGCTATCAACTTGTTTTGTGACTTCATCAAAAGAATCTCTTATTCTATCAGCATCAGAATAATCCAGTAATGTCTCCTGAAAAGAAGCAACATTCAAATCATCTTGCGCTCCTTGGAGTGCTTTCTTTCTTTCTTCAATTTGCTTGTCAAGGGCATTTAATTCATCTAAATCTGCTTTACCATTGATATGTTTAAGTTTTTCAGCACGTTGAACATAAAGATTTTCAATCTCTTTAGAAACAGCATTAAATTGTTCCTGATACGATTTCTTTTCTTCAGCAATAGCATTTTTACCACCATCAACAATGATAGTATCATAGCTTAACCTAAGAGCTTCTAAATCAATAGTCCAAGTCCCATCTTTCTGTTTAACAAACTTATCAAACAAAGACGGGTCTAATTCAAGAAGTTCATTGACCTCTTTAGCAGTCAACCCTGTACCAGCGGTTATTTTTTGCATTGCGGACTGATATGTGCTAGAACCACTAATAATATCTTTTAGCAGTTCTTGAAGTTTGGTTAATGCCTCATTGAGAGAAGTTACGGCAGTTACAGCATTATTGGTTGCATCTGGTATCTCGTTCTTGAAGAAAGCTGTAAATTCAGGCATATTTTTAAGAGCAGAAATAATAGCTTCCTTTGCCGAATCAGTACCACCAACAAACTTGTTACTCCATTCCTCGCTGGACTCAGCACTTTCAAGCAATGAATCCTTGAATTTATCAAATTTCTCTTGCGTGGACGGTAATTCCTTGCCCATTAACGATGTAAGTATCTGCTGTTGAGCTATGTTGTCGTTAAGGTCTGAAATTGCGCTGTTGTAGGTGTCTACTTTATTTTTTATCTCATCATACCTAGTATCTAAAGACTTATATAAATCAAGTTCCTTTAAATCCTCAGTAGTAAAAGATTCATTTAGTACATTAATAGCACTCTTTAACGTTTCATAGTTTTCTAAAATACCGTCAACCGTTTCATCACCAAGAAGTGTAAATACACCGCCGTCTTTACCAAGCGAAATTCCTTCAATTCCAGCATTTTTTAATTTTTCAAATGCCTTTCTAGCTAATTCTCCTTGGTCATCAAAACTGTTGTTGCTATGCCAGTAGTCCCATGAACCCACATTAATTAAATCTTTTTCAGCAACACCTAAACCTGTAATTAAACTACTTTGTACTTCTTTTAATCCTTGTAAGGTGATATTCCTTATAGCATCATCGAGGTTGCCATACTCTTCAACAAGTTCTTGGACAGCAGACTTCTCATATCCTAACTTTTCAAGGAGGTCATCCGTGACTTTGGTTAAATCAGATTTTTTACTACTATCAGTTTCAATAGCCCTAGATAATTCACGATACTGAGAATATAAATCTACAATTTCATTGGATGTTTCTTTCGCCTGTTCAGCGGTTTCTTTTATTTTCTCATTAAGCTCTTTTTGGTAATTGATCAGTCTAATTATACCTGATATAGCAAAACTAATTGCCATTGAAAAGCCAATGTTCAAAATCATTTTTCCAGCGGTAGCTAATGCATTTGTAGCCACAGTAGCTGCTTTTTGAGCAAAAGTTAATGTCTGGGTTTGACTGGTTAAAGAGGCAAGTTTGTCTTTAAGTATTCCCGATTGAGAGTTGTATTCTTGCTGTGTAATTTTGCCACTTGCATAACTTTTTGTTAGTGCATCAAGTTCTGCTTTTGTTTTTGTAAATTCAATTGCTTGTTTACGTATTACAGTCGGAGTATTTTTAATATATTGATTAAATGCCTGTGTCCTAGTAGTTCCCTGTTCAATAGCTTTACAGTAATTGTTAAAATTATCAATATCGCTCTTAGAAGCAAAATTAAATATATGAGCAACATTCTGTTTAAACCCATTAGCTTTACTTAATGTTGAAAAATCAGTTTTAATATCAGCAAAACTACGATGTAATATCCCTATTTTTTGAGAAAATTTATCAGTATCAACATTTACAGTTCTAAACAACCCACCGTTTTTAAAACTTTTGCTAAGAGATATTCCTGCAATAATAGACGGAATTAGTCCTAAATTCTCGACAAGTTTAGAAGTCGTTTCAAATATTTTTGATATCGTTGTTAAAACACTATTCAACGGTGATGAAGCGTCGCCCAAAACATCTAAAACTCTAGTTAAACTTTGAAGAATAGTTTTCTCAAAATCACGAGTGATAGAAGACTGTGCTATACCAGTAAGGGTTTCTGTCAATTCATTTTTAGCGTAATCAACGGAATCTTTGATTACTCCCATCTCACGGTCAGCAGAACCAGCAGATTCATTTTCGATAACATTCATAACATCTTTCGCTGCTTGAATGTTGCTAAGTATTGCTGCACCAGCCTGAGCTTGATATTTGCCAAAAAGTTTTTCAAGAAGTTCTTGCTGATTTTTTTCGCTTAACTCATCATATACGTCAGCAATCTGAACAAGGTAGTCATAAATTGATTTATAATGTTCCTGTGTTTCATCTGTAAATAACGATACACCTTTATAATCATTGCTTGCAACCTTAGTCAAATCAATTACTTTACCTGTAATGTCTACAAGATCATCAGATAATTCTTCGGTGCTTTCGTCATACCCTCTTACCCTCATGGCAACGCTCTTTAAAGCGTTACCCATTTTTTCACTATCTTGTAAAACTTCCTGACCAGCTGTAAACAACGCAATAGTTTCAGATAGAGTTGAATTCATTGCTGCCATTGCTGCCGAAGAACGAGACAAGCCAGATATGATATCATTATTGTCCGTTGCAAAACGGTTACCTATCTCATTAATTGGTGACATTATTCCTTCTTTAACGTCATCAACATCAATTTTAAATGCCTTCATAACACTTACAAGTCCAGTTGTTGCCGTATCAACGTCCATGCCCGGAGAAATGCTTGCAAACATTGATGAAAGTTTAGACATTTCTGTTGCAGCTTCTTTTGTCGAGAAACCTAATCTAGACCAACTAGACGCCTGCGATATTACTTCCTTAGTAGTAACACCCAGCTGTTTAGCAACATCATTAGCAGAATAATAAAAATCCTCTAAATCTTTACTAGTACCCTTGAAAGTCTTTCTTAAATCAATCAACTCAGTATCAAGTTCAGCAACAGTTTTAAACATACCTCTGATTTCTCTTGCAATAGAAGCTGTTACCATTGTCAAACCCATCCATCTAGCAAACTTCTGGGCATCTGCCCAAAGTTTCTGAAATACTGTTCCACCTTCAAGTCCTAAAGCCTTGACCTCAGACCTCATAGCCTTAAATTGAGAAGTAATCTTCTGAATATCACCATTATCAGCCCCAGATTTTAACTTACTCATCATAGCATTCCATTCTTGTGAAACAGTCATGCCAGATGTAAGAGTCTTATTAGATTTCATTGCTTTACCATTAGCCACAGCAAAAGCTTCAAGTTGAGCAACAAGAACTTTTATCTTACCTTTCTGAACATCAACACCATTAGTCTGTTTTAATTGAGTTTGTAAATCCTTGGCAGAAGTTTCAGCCGTTTTAATCTGACTATTAAGATTAGTCATATCATTGACCAAGGTAGCAAAAGCAGTAGTGCCAACCTTGCCAGTTGTATTACCAACAGTAGCCATTGTACCAACAGTTTCTCGCATTTGAGTAAGTTTAGTAACAAACTGGTCTATCTGTGCAATCTGAGCCTGAACACTAGATTTATTAGAATTATCAGCAAAAATCTTACTGTTTTTCAATCTATTCAGATTGACAATTGATTTTTCAATGGCTGTAGCATAATCACTAACTTGCTTAATGTTTTTAGCCATTTGAGTATCGGCTTGATGATTTTGAGCAATAGTAGCATCTTCTCTTGCTTTTTTCACCTGTTGTGTAACATAGGCTTCTTGTTCTTTAAGAGAAACAATATTTTTCAAAGTTCCACTTTGCATTTGAAGATTTTGCAAAGTTTTTTCTTCATCATGTAACTTTTGCTCTAAATAAGCCTTATTGCTTACATCAGTAGAACTAAGTTTAGAAATCTGAGTTTGTATCTGATAAATCTTATTCTGGCTTTCAACTTGGCTATCAAGATTTATCTTTAGCCTTTGATAATTCGTCACAAGTTCTTGAATCCTCACCACATATTTATCTAAGATAGCAGGATTTTTAATACTTGTAATACCACGTTGCAAAGATGCCATTTCTTTAGCAACATTACCAACTAATAATTGTTGCCCTTTCCATTCATTTGCAATATTACTAAGATAATTCTTATATATAGCAGTTTTAGTTGCCATATCATCAATCTTGTTTATTTGTTCAGAATTTATCGAAAGCCAATTAGCATTTCCAGAACCCTTAAATAACTCTTGCAATGCTTGGAATTTCGTCTTAGCATTGTCTAATATATTAAGAATACTAGTTAATGCCGAAGATTTCCCTGCTTGGTCTTCAATATTATTAAGATTAGAAAAAGAAGAAGTAAGATTATCAATCTCTGTTTTCATTGCTTGAACCGGGACTTTAGAATTATTGATACTATTTATAAATTTATCAATATTATTTCCCGTATCAATCTTAACAGTTTCAAAACCTTTTGCTCGGAGTTGAGTAGCAACCTTTTCAGCATTATGGTACTGAGTAACCATCTGATTAAGTTTATCAATTTGAGTTACTACATTTGCTTTCATTGAAGCCATTGTGACTTCATCAGCATTTTTTAACGCCTCTATTGATTGCTCTACTTTTATATACTGCTGATTAAGATTATTAATATTTTCATCAGACTTTACAGATTTGCCACCATTTACATCCTCCCAAGAAGAACGTATTTTTTGTAAATCAGATGTGAACGATGTTTGCAGAGCCTTAATTTTATCATTATATTTTTGCTGAGAAGCAATTAATTTTTGGATACCCGCATCGGCTTCCCTAACATTGGAAAGCATATATACAAAATTAGGATTATCTTCATCGCCAATATTTTTCCAAGTATATGCAAACTTCTGTAATTCACCAGTTGCAGACTTAACCTCAATAGTAAAATACTTTATAAGATCAGAAGACCCACCTCTTGCATTCATAGTCGGGTATTTTATTGATGAAGATGATACTTCTCCAAACTTCTTAAAAGCTTGAATTGCTTCATTAATACCATTTTCACTCCCGCTGAATGTCATCAAAGATGAATCAATATAATCTCTAAAATTACTTGAAGATTTTAAAACCTTATTTTGTTTTTCTTGTGCCTTGGTGACTTCTTCAATGGCTCTTAACTTCTTTTGAGCTAATTCAGTAGAATTTTTAGTGACAGTTGTATTCTGATTTTCAACATCAATAGATTGCTTTATATTTTCAGCATATGCCTTTTGAACATTGGCAACCTCATTATAGACACTACTAAATTGTGCCATTGTACCGATAGCATTTTGGGCGTTGTTATCAACGACTGTATAACTTGAACCAATTTTTTCAAGCGTACTATCCAAAGAACTTGTATTAGCTCCGTTGGCAGTAAATTGGTTAAATAAGTCTTGCGTTATTTGGAGTTTACCATCTAAATTTGTAAATCCCGAAATAATATTCTGAATTTGCTGCGCCGTATTTACTAAGCCAGATGAACCAGAAATATTAGCTATGCTAGAAAATAATTTGTTAATATCAAGTTGGTCAAGTTGAGAAATGGTAGTAAAAGATTTATTAATTTCGGACAGAAAATTTAAAATCTGTTGCCTATAATTTATAAGTATATCATCAAGAGTACTACCTAATTTCCATAATGCACTATCATCAGGGACACCAACAACATCTTTATTTCTTAAATTATTCCAAGTATCCCCAAATATTTGCTTGAATTGTTTATTTGTTCCTAAATATTGCCTAGTAGCTACATCGCATTCACCAATTGCATTAGCAATATCATGATATAATGCTTTAAAATTATTAAACGCTGTTATCGTTTCTTGATTTTTAAATTGTTTCCCATAATCTTGAGCAAATTGTTGTAACGCTTGTTGAGCCTTAGCTATCGCAGAAAAATCTTGTTTTTGAGTTGCAACTTGGAATTCTCTCATCAAAGATTGAAGCTCAGTTTTAGTTTCAGACGTTAATGACTTTATGTCAAACGCCTTCATAAAAGCATTTGACATTGCTTTAAGATTTTCCAAATCAATCTGAGAAATATCTTTTAAATCAGAAGTAGCTTGCTTGGTTCCAGAAGTTACTTTAGCTACCGCTTGTTCAGCATTTTGACTTGAAGAAGATACCTTAGACATAGCATTTTCAGAAGTATTTCCCAAATTACTCATCTGGGTAGCAGTTTCTTGAATAGCAACAGACTCATTTTTTATAGATTGAGTAGTTTTATCAACCTCAGACGAAATGATAGATTGAGAGTCAACAGGTTTAGTGAGCGTAGAAATTGTTTGTTCAATAGAAGTTTTTAGTTCTTCCATTTTGCCTTTTGAATTACTTAATTGGTCTATATATGGTTGAAGCATATTTGTTAATTCAGGACTATAAGTAATAATTTTCTGTAAATCTTCATAAGTCGCTCTAAATGTTCCATTATTATATTGGCTATAAGCCTCATCTCCAAGAACTCTTCTAATAACACCACTAAGTTTATTAATAGTTTGTTCTGCTTCATTAGAATCTTTGATTATTTGTTTTAATGCTTTAGGAGAATAATCAAGTTTATCTAAACCAAGAGTACTGCTATATGACAACCACGCTTGACCATTTATTTGATTATTCCCATAAAGCATATTCATGCCAGTAATTATCTGTTCTAATTGCTCGTATGCATTTTGCATAGAAACTGTCCATTTGTCAGTGTGAACAATATTATCTTGTAACCAAGCTTTTATTTGTATTATTTGAGTACCAATGTAAGAGTCTTTAGAAAATCCGAAACTTTCGCTATATTTAGCATATTCTTGTAACCATTGAACAACTTGTTTTTCTTCATCGCTTAAAACTTTATTTTTTTGAATCAAGGCTGACACAGAAGTTTCTTGATTTCTTAATATATTAGTTATATTATTAACAACATCAGAAACCTGCAATCCTTCAGTTTTAACATTCCTGAAATATTTTACTAACCCTTGTATTCCTTGTTCAGTAGACACTCCATTAATTGCATTTTGAAATATGGTAATATATTCTGGCAACCCAGATAATTTTTCTTTTACTAAATCAAAGTCATGAGCTAAAATACGCCCAATGTTATCCTTGCCAGAAAATTCTAAATATTTTTTCTTAACTTGTTCAATGGCATTTTCCAATTGCTGAACAGGAGAAATATCTATTTTTGGAGCAACTACTGCTTTTTTATTAATTTCATTAATCTGGGTAGTAACAATCTGATTGACTTGATTTAACTGTGACTGTGTCCCCGCATTACTAACTCCAATATTTATATCGTACTGTTTCTGTGTTATTTCTTTTAACTGATTTTGTATGTTATTTACAACACCATCTGATAACTTACCCAATAATTCAACAGAGTTTAATTGTTTTTGGATATTTTTAATATCCTCATTTATTTTTTGAACACTTTTAGATATATCTAATTTGGCAGATAATAAAAACATATCGTCATTCGCCATATTTTTCACCTCGTCATTTTATAAATTAAATATTACATCTTAGGGAATTTTTTACCCACAATAATAGATAATTTGGTTGTTTGCAAAAAGTCGTCAATGCCATTTTCAACGAAATTGTATCCTTCCCTATATCCGAAGTTTTCAATATTTTTGAACCATACGTCTTTTTTTACCTCATATCCATAGTTCAAAAGGTATGCCACATTCACTTCATCAGCTTGACTTTCATTTTTCCAAATACCAAAGCCCGATTCACGGATAACTTTATCATTTTCAAAGAAAAGATTTATACATATTTTATTACCCTCAACATAAATATGTGCTATATCATCTACTGATAATGACTTCGGTAACATATCTGTACGGTTATATATTTTAGGGGCATAACTCTCTCTATAATCATCTATTCTTTTTTGAATACAATCTCGAAGTCTCTGCGCTTCTTCATAAAGAATTTTAGATAACGTTTTCCCATTTCCCATTTTCAACTTATTGAAATCCATTTTTGCAAGCTGTGAAGCAATACTCATTTTATTCACCCAACTTTAATAATCTCTCCATTACTTTACAATCATTTTCTGCAACACTCTTATCATGAGCAAGACAAATTACAGTGATTTCCATTCCCATCTTGCAATCTGCACTTAATATTCCAAGAATAGATTTCATATCTACTGTACGATTACCTAAATCAAGATAAACCATACTTTTGAGTGCATTTGTTTCTGATACGATTTTATTAACCACCCTACCGGATAAAGGCATAGGGAGTATCATAGTAAACTTACTGCTTTCCATCGGCACTATCTCCCCCAATATCATTATTTGCAAACATTGCAACAGCTTTGCTCTTATTCGATGTATTTGTCTTATTAGACTTCTTCTTAGTTGATACAGTCTTAACCTTGGTTCCGTTATCATCGTTTTCAGTCTTTTCGACAACATTTTCAGTCACCGCCTTGACGATACTCTTTGAGTTCTTATCCATATTCTTTGCAAAATCCGTAGCCTGTACCATAACTTTCTTCATATCATCTGCATTAAACTCGCCAAAAGATGTAGAAAATCTGTCAATGGCATCCTGAACAATATTGACGAGACTTGCAAGAGCATTATTAAGAGGATTACCGACCTGTTTCTTGACATATTCAATCTTTTCAGAAACAGCATTATCAATCATAACATTCTGACGAGGGTTGATTTTATTAAGAGAATCTGTATAATATCCATTAATCCAATCAACATAAAAATTCTGAATATCATCATTAGGAAGTTCATCAGGACAGTAATACTTTATCTTATAAAAAGCCGAAACTACAGGAGTATATTCAGGTTTATATTCTATCTCATTCGTATTTTCATTAGTAAAAAACACACTGCCAACAACGGTATTTACTAACTTACTCATCTCAATCAGTTCAATAGTATCTCTCATATTCTTTTTCCTTTCAAACTTTATTTTGTTTCTTATCTGACTTACGTCTCTTTTCAAGTTCATCGTATGTAATCCAATTATCACCATTTCCATTGCCATATTTAATACTGCGACAATACCAATAAAATGGGATATCTCTAAACTTATATTCAAATAATTTTCTCTTCAATTTTGCAGTTGTATCGGGTAATCCCTTGACATCTACAACAATCTGTCTATTATCTGCGAAAGAAATAACATAATCAGCTACATATTTTATAGGTAATATCTTTTTACCTTCAAAATTCACAAACCCTTCTTGCAAAATATAAGGAACTTGCATTTCATATGAAACGATTTCGCCTATATCAATTTTAGGCTCAATCCATTCAATAAGGAATTTCATTTCCGTTTCACTATCAAAAGTTATACCTTTATATGTACGTTTTTTCTTTCCCTTTTCAGATAAATCAACATTATATTTTGATTTCTTCATTTAACTATCCTTTATCAAATTATAAAAAATAGGGAGACAACCACATTTGACGGTTGCCTTAATGGTCATCTCCCTATAATTTTATTCTTTTATAAACTTTGTTCTATTCTTTTTGGTCTTTGGATTAAGCTTGTCTTGAACAATCTCATTTACATTATCATTGACAATATTAGTTTCTGAAATTTTAATGTTGTCTACATCAGTTTCAGATTCAAGTTTTATATCATCAGCAAATATCTCATCAACAATAGCCTTAACATTATCACAATATTCAATATTACCATAAGCATCTATTGCATTCTGTAATTCTGTTCTGGCTTTATCTTTATTATACTCGCCATTATGATACATAATAATAGGTATATGATAAGCAAAATGAGCTGGACAGCAAACTACCCTACGCCATTGTAAGGTTTCGGGTATATTTTGCTGGCAGGTATTGCAAGCCTTAAATTCCTTTCCACAGACCAAACAATGCCTGATTATTTCCATACTTATTTATTCCTTTATTAAGCAGTCTTGTAAACCTTGAAGTCCCAGAACTTGGAGTTTCCCACTCCACACTTGTCAACAAGGCTCTTGAACTGGAAAGGATGCTCAACACCATCGCCACCCATATCAAAATCAAAGTTAGCATTCCAGTCACAACGATAAATTTCAATCTGAATGAAGTAAGTCTCATCACAGGTGTTCTTGCCAAGGCAATTAATAAAGGTATGAGTGGTCTTACCATATGTATCAGCAGAGTTGCCTACGGAAGCACCGTCCTTCTCATATTCATAAACTACTTCGATAGTACCTGCATTAGTAATGCCAGTAGGGAGCGTAATCTTCTTAGTACCGGAAGTATAAGCCACATGAGAAGCATCCTCAGAAGAAGCCTGCTCATACTTAGTAGTCGTACCATCAATAGTAATAAGTACATTCAGAAGTTCAGAGCCAGCAGTACCAACAGCGGTTTCAGCAGTAACTACTTCAGTAGCGTTGTCCTCAAAAGAAATAACCTCTCTCTTTCTGAACTTAATCTTACCAGATACAGGGTCAGAACCAGTTTGGAGAGAAAGCAGAGAGCCAGAAATATAACCGGAAGAACCAGAACCCTCAACAGCCTTATTCTTCTTAATAGTAAACAGCACAGTATCGTTCTTACCAGTTACATCAGCACTATCCTCGGAGTTAGAAAGAGTAATATTCTTAATCTCATCAAGAATATTAAGGCAGGTATCATCAGTACGAGAATAATTCTCAATAGTCTCTACGGACGTAATCGTCCAGCCCTCAAGCATTGCAATCGCAGCATTAGCCATAATTATTCAATCCTTTCATATAATAATTCTTTGTAATTTACTATCGCCTATTTTCTTCAAATCAACTGTACCGAAATAATATCCGGACATGATATTGTCGATTTCAGCGTTTTTATTTATCTGCTTGTATGAAGCATATAAATCATATAAAGTGATATTTTTAACCGTTTCAAAATTATATTTGAAATTACAGTTATTAACAAGAAATAAAATAACGCCATCTAAAGCAGATGACGATTTACTATCTTGTTTATTTTGGAGTCGAGCCTTCTCACGTTCACGCTTTTTCTTAGCCCTGTCCAAAATATAATCTCGTGTTTCTTTTTCAGGGACTTTTCTATATTCACGATTTTTTTCAGCATGTAAAATACAGCACAATAAATCTGATAACTGTTCATAAATAGCTTTATTAAAAATTATTTGGTCTTTACTATTTACAAATATTACATTCTTATTATCATCATTGCTTTTTGCCCATATGTCAGAACAATCAAGTGTGGGAAATACTAATTTCCAACGGTGAATAATTTTACCACTTTCTTTACCTTGCTGTATTTCAGACAATAACGATAGCAAAAACATCACAAATACTTCATATTCTGTAACATCTGTCCAGTAAATTCCAATCTCTTTTAATTCCAACATTAAATCAGTAGGTGTTTGAATAAATAACGAAGCCGTTTGAAGATATCCTTTTTCAATAGCAATATCTCTGTCTTCACCCCAAACATCGCCAACCATTGGAATATTTACAGTTATCAAATCATTGAATTTATACTGTTTTTTATTAAGAAGATTAAATTTCGCCATTATTTAATCCTTATATCTTATTCTATCCGACCAATCCGTTACACGAAACGTAATCAGCCTGCCAGTATATTTATTAGTCCCCGAATTAAATATACTGTTAGAAACATAATGAGCCTTGGCGATACCAAAACAATCTTTTTCACCGAAATCTTTTCTCAATTCTCTTACAAGAATATCGTTTCGTAATTTATTATTGTATTTTGGCATTTTATAATGAGTTAATACCCAAAAATATAAAGTTACCTCTATATAAGTTTTATTAACTCGCGATATAACAGCATCAGATAAATCATACAAAATAAACGACCCTGTTTCAGTTATTGTATCAGGTATATACTGATTAGGGAAAATATGTGTCCACATTAACTCATCTGCTTCTTCCAAACTATATTTGCCATCACTAAGGACTTCTACAATAGTAGGATTAGTAAGCAAAGTATTCGTTACAAGATTTCGATAATCCTCTATTAAATTATCATTCTTTCCCATCATACACCTCCTACAATATTAACTGTTATTTCGCCTGTGTTTCCCGCCCCATCATCACATTTAAGAACAAAACTTTTACCAATAGCATTCTCATTTTGAGAACATTTTATCTTGCATTTATTGTCACTAGTTACCAGAGTTAAAGTAATACAACTCTGTACATCAGGTGTAGCAACAATATTCCATGTAACAGGTGTTAGTGTATTTGCAGTAAATGTTTTATAAGAACCACCCACTCTGATACTGGGATTACCTACATAAGTAATTTCAATATTATTTGGTGAAACAGGTTCAATATAATCACAAAGCCATTCTTCAATATTATCTGTATCGGGATTATAAACATCCTCGCTAAATATCAAACATAATACTCGACTTTCAGCATAAGATTCACTAACAGTATCAATTCTTGTAATTCTATACGGTATCGGATTTACGTTATTATAATCAATAAACATTCGTTTGGTACGGTCAAGATAAATTGTCTCATTATCTAAAGATGTATATACCAAAAGCTGATTATAGCCCAATGTAAGAATTTTATTTCCCTCTTCTCCGGTATTATATTGCGAAGCATTTTCAACGTGAAATGGCTGATAAATTATATTACCATCATCATCTTGCCATTTAGCAATATAATTACATAAATACAAAACTACTTTTTCATACATCTTGTTATTAGTAGGCATAGTCATTATGAGCCAAATATTCCATCTATCATAATCTTTGTCATATACTTTAACATATTTGTAATCCGAAATTGTTTTTAAACGAGTTAATAATTGGCGTTGCCAACCTTTCGTTTGAGTTTCAGGAGAATTGCCTTGTATAATACCATCGATTTCAAATTCTTCTTCAAACGAATTTGTTCCTTTATCAAACTTCCCTTTACAAAGAAGAATTTTATTTGATAAGGGCGAATCTATCAAAAAATCATCTATACCTAAATCAGCGTTAAATCGGAAATCATTTTTTTCTGTTCCCTCGGTATAATGTGGCGAATTAATTAAATACCATTCTGTACTCATAAACTCACCTCAATTATAGGCTGTAGGTAGTAATTTATCATAAAATTCTGCTATTTTTGTATCAACATAATCCAATTCTTCTTTTGCATGTGCCTTATCAGCACTTGTATTATTGAGAGTTAAATCCTTGCCAATAATATTAGTCCGTTTTATGATCCGGTCATACTGACGTTCACAATAATAACGCTTTATTGTATAACCAAGTATTTGTATGTATAAATAAGGAAGCGGAATAAGATTTTCATTTTTATCATAATACAAAAATGAATCAGTATCTTTATCAAATACAAGAGGTTCTATTTCCCTTGAAAATTCTTCTACTGCCATACTAAACCATTGAAATACAAGGTCTGAATTAAGTTGAGATTTTTCTTGAAATGTGGCTTCAAAAACATTAACCACATCTATATATGTAGTGCTTGCTATTCTCACCACATCCTTTCTTTTATACAGTCATACCACAAACGGCTTCACATTCTCTGATTTTATTAAAGTCATTAAAACCACATTCTCTAATGAGTTTAATCAGAAGAACCTTTTCTGCCTGTGTAGTAAAAGTTCTAGTAACTTCCTTCTTAAAGTCGTCAAGTTCTTTAATCGCAAAAATCTTTTCAACCTTATTCTTATCAATAAGTTCAGATGTAATATCAAGATAATCCCTTGTGAGTTTATCATCTATAAAAATAGTTGCATGGTCGCCGTTTCCATTACCACGAAGAAGTTTATTTCCATTTTCAAACTGTGAAATTACTTCTGCACGAGATAATCTTATCGAACCACCCGCTTTGATATTTACCTCTCCATTGGTTTCAAGTTTATTAAACCCAACCATCCAGTTAGCAAGATTTTTAAGTGTTATCTTTTCTTCCATGTTTAATGGTTTGATTTCTTCTTGAACATCAGATACATTTTCATCTGTAATAGCATCGTTTGTAGTTTCAATAACTGTATCATCTTCAGGAATTGTATTTTCAATAATCTTTATTGTGTTCTCTCTTTTAGCCATATTGTCAATATATCCTTTCATGTGCTTTAATTATGGGTTACTAAATCAGTAACCCATAATCATTACCACTTAATTAAAATTAAAGATTTGTGTCAGAAAGCATACCGAGCTGGAATTCTCTGCCACGAACTACCGTAGTAGCAAACTCTACATCAAATCTAGACAGAACATGACCAGTGGTAACATCATTACCGCTAAATGTAGTCAAACCACCTCTTGTCCAAGACTTAATGGGAGAGCCAAACTGCCCACCAGTAGGAACAACAATAGCAAGACCTGCATCAAGCATGGTGCTAAAGTTGTCACCAGTAGCATTGAGGTTAGAATAATCATAAGGATTAGTCATCTCTGCAAGAATTGCACCGTTATAAACGCCAAGAATACCCTTTGTGCGAATGTCTCTAAGGTCATCAGCAGAAATGCCCTGAATATAGCCGTATCTGCTACCATTATAGGCAACCTCAGAATTAAAACCAGCCCAAGGAGTAAACTGCTGAAGAAGCGCATAATCACCAATAACAGTTGCGCCAGTGCCAAGTCTTCTTACCTTCTTGAGAACATCGTCGACACCAATCTTAGTAAGACCCGCACCCTCAAAGAAATACTTTACAGGAGTTGCATTCTTAACAGCATTATAAGCGTTAGTTACAATTTCCTTCTTCATCTTATTGATAATGTCAATTCTAACCTGATTCTTACCTTCATTCTCCTTAGACATATCACCAAGCATAAGTCTACGATAATCAGTAGCCCAACCGCCAGAAATGGTCTTTGTACCAATGGTGTACTTCTCAGCCTTAATAGCAGGGAAAATTACATCAGCATTAAGAGCCTGTTCACGAGACTTATCGCCAATAAGCTTCCAAGAATCTATCTCGATAGACTCATCATAGCCCAGAGATTCAAAGTCGCCAAAAATACTCAGGTTCTGTATCTCGGCAGTAAGGAAAGGTTCAACAGAATACTTTCTGATAGTATTAAGCTCAGCAAGAGACTTCGCATCGCCATTAGCAATACCCTCGCCCAGTTCCTTAATTTTATTTACAACTGCATCTGTCTTCTTACCGTACTTAGACGTATCCTTACCATCAGTAAGTGCAGAGAAAATCTCTACGATAGGGGAAGAATGCTTAATTTCATTTGTAAGAGCAATATCAGAATCTCGTCTTACATTATTCATTTCAAAAGTCATATCCATAATTATTTTTCGTCCTTTCTTGTTAATTTACTTCACAATAACTTCAACCAGAACACCATTGCCGTCAAAATCGATCTTCTTTACAACTTTAAAATATACTCCACCATCAGAAATACCTGAGTCAGAAGTCATAATATGAAGATTGCCGTCAGCACCAGCATCCATAAGAGTTGTGCCAGCAGTAATAGAAGAATAAGTCTCGGAAGAACCGTATGTAATACTATCAGGAGAAACCTGAAGGCACTTACCCTTCCAAGCAGATACATCCCAAGCTGTAACAAGTTCGCCAGCGGGAGTTACAAAATTCTTATAAATATCATCGCCTCTGCCATAGTTTGCAATAAGCTTAATACCAAGACCAGTAGTAGGAGCAGAAACCACTACGCCATCAGTAACAGTACCGAGGAAGAAATTCTTTGTACCACCAGCAGCAGCCTTAACTGTACCATCACCGACACCAGTCTTCTCAATCTGAGAAATTTCATATACCTTAATCATTTACAAAATCCACCTTTCTAAATTAATAAATAGAACCATCATCATTGCTATTTATAGAAGTATCATCTACATCAGCAAAAATATCAATCTTCTTAGAGTTCTGTTCTGCAAGAACCTTTGCCTTTTCAGCCTCAGAAGCAATAGTAGCTTTACCAATACCCTCATAAATCTTAGAAGTGACAGAATTGATTTCAGACTTAATAGGGTCAGCATTAAATGCTTCAATCTCAGCCTTTGCATAATTTTTCTGCTCGTCTGTAAATTCTGCAAGAGCAGTGTTCAATTCAGCCTTTTTCTGTTCAGACTTAACAGAATTAAGTTCCTCAATAAGGGTATTCTTCTCAGCAGAAACACTCTCGGTGTCTGCCTTGGCTGTTTCAAGTGCAGTTTCAAGCGCAGAAACCTTCTCTGTCAAAGAGTTAATCTCCTCAATCTTTTCTTCAAGAGCAGAATTAAGCTCAGTAATTTTTGATTCAAATTCCTCAGTCTTACTATTACACTCGGAAATAGTAGCCTTAATGGAATCTGTAATCATACCAAGTGTCTTTTCATCCATTGTTATAGATTCCTCCTTAATATCATTTTTTTTATTATTCAATTCAAGTAGTGAAGCTGTGTGGTCAGATGGCTGAACACCACAGCCAAGAAGAGCATATCCAGAAAATTCAAATTCAATAGGTATTCTTCCGAAATCTTTATATCCGTATAAATAAACTATTGCTGGGTTATGCTCGGTTCTTACTATTTCAACACTACCATAAATTGTTTCATTGTTAGATAGCTTTTCAGATAAAAGGTCAATACAATCAGAATATCTCATATAATCTAATGTTCCTTCACCCACAAAGACCTTTTTTGTTTCATTATTTTCATTAGCAATTTCATCAATGTACGCTTTGTCAAAATGACCTATTGTGGTAGCATTGCTTAACAATGGAACACCATCTTTATACTGACCTGTCTCACCATGACCAAGAATATCCGTTTTACTATCGTCTACAAATTCAACGGTTACACTTGAACCAATAAGAGTATCTTTTACTTTTTTAACATACTCATCTATCCAAGTAATACCATTGTCGTTGTATTCTGTGCCTGTTTCATTAACAATACAAGATTTGTCATAAATCTCAGCAAGAATAAGTTTAAATCTTTTATATCCTGTTTTTTTATCTTGCTTATTATTAATTTCAAATAATTTCACCTATATCACCACCTTTCCATATCAACTTGTACTCGGCTTTGGCTGATTATTGGTGTTATTCCCCTGAGTGGCTAATGTACTATCATTTGTTGCATTTTCTACGCTAGGTCTACCACCCTTATCTTCTTCGCTTAAATTATCATCACCCGAAGAATTATAAGACGTCGGATGGGGTGTGTATTTATCGTCCCATTTTTCTGATTTTTCCATATCCATAAGAGATAAATATGCGTCCAAATCCCAACCAACAGAAGTGATCCATGTAGATTTACTACCACTACCAGACATATAGAGTTCTTTATTCAGAGCAACAAATTTATCTCTATTAACAAGACTTGTCGGAAGATAATAAATCTGTATTTCGTTATTTTTATCTCTTACAACATTTTTGTTTATCACATAGGATAATTCGGCTGCAATTTCTGTAACCCAAGTATAAACCTTACTAAATAATAGTTCAAGACTAAGTTGTTGAGATGAATAGTTACCACTTTCACCGTCAAGAAGGCCCAACGCAAAACCTAGTCCCATAGCAATATTTGAATTAAGTTTAGGCTCAATTTCTTCGTTTAGGATATCTACGCTTGTATCAATAGAATCAATCTTTGTCCCCGCAGCAACAGTAAAGAACGATGTTCCTCCACGATTATTTTTTGTCATAACCGCACTTTTTACCGTCTTATGCTGTTCTTCTTGTTGCGTTCTGGTTAAACTGCATCTTCCTTTTTCGCCTTCAGGCAAAGTTTGATAAATTATTTTATTATTTACTTCACCTAATACACTTCTTTTTGTAGTGATTAAATAATCGTTATAAAAAATATCTATAAGAGCAGAAATTGTAATTGGTCTGCCATAGGGTTCACGTCTATCACTTTTTATCTTATGAACAACTGTTTTGTTATTATCTAACACAAGCCAACTGCCCGATGTTTCATTGTTCTTCCACTTTTCATATCCGTTACGAATGTCATAAGGATAACATTTAAGTTTATTTATTTTCTTTTCTTCTGTAAATTGATTAAAATAATCAAGGTCAAACGCAATTACAGGTCGATTGTTTTTGTAACCTCTTATTTTTACATAATCAACAGGTAGTGGTATCATTGCCACAGAAACATCTAAATTATTCAGTTCCATAAGCCCCGTCATTTCATAGTCAGAGACAAATTTTGTATTATCTACCCCTTGTCTCTGAATATCAAAATAATAATAACAAGCACCATCTAAACAATCTCTAAATAAAAAATCTCGTATTATTCCCTTATCATTAATATAGTCAAGGACATTTTCAACTTTTTGTTTATTATCCTTAACCTTTTTCTTGCTCTTGCCAGTTGATGTAAGAATATGAGAAAGGCTAGGCAAAGAAACTATATAGTCAACGGCGTTTGATACAATGGGATTAGTATTATATACTTTTCTGCTTAAGTCTCGAATTTGTTTGTTTTTAACTATCGGGTTAGATAATATTGATTTAATTTGCTCTGGTGTATAATTAGAAAACAAATCAAAATTTATATTGGCATATACTATATTGCTCCATTGAGAATTAAATTCATAAGATTGCTCCTTCTTCTCTGTGTCATTCATAATTTCGCCCCTTTCTACTTATAATTTTATTTAATTAATAAATGTGCCATAATCATAATCAGAGCTATCTGATAATAAATCCTGTTCAAGCAAGCAAGCAAAATGCACACCGTATGATACACTTGTGTATCTATCTTTTCGGTTATTGCCTTGCTCACTTATTACAATTATACCTGTTTGGTCTCTCTTTTCATATACAAGCTCAATACATTCTTTAACTAATTGCTGAGTTTCCAAATATGGTCGTTCATAGAATAGTTGTGTGTCTGCTGATATGGCAGTTGTATAATCAGATATTGCATTTAACATACCTTCTTGGGCTTCTTGCAAAGGAACTAAAATATCAATCATTTTATTTTCTAACGTATTTTTAAATTCCATAGCAATATCACTGTTTAATTTTTGAGAAGCAACAACAGCATATAATATTGGTAACGCACCATCTACTTTAACTCTATTTGCTATATTATCATCATTCATACATTTCCAAGCTTGATATTCTTTGTCTCGCTCTTCATCATACATAACACGAGCTAATAAGTCATATACAAGAATACCACCATTTCTTGTGTCAAGAACACAATAGTCTGCTTCAAAATCTTCAAATAATTGTTTAATTCTAAGGGCTTGCTTATTACCATCCCCCCCTTGAATAGATTCAAGATAGCAAACAACTTTCCGATAACCCCGCTTTAATTCTTTTTCTCCGTTATCTCCTGTTTGATAAGTCATACTTTCAGGTAATAGTCTAATACATGAAAAAATAGAATTATCATTCTTTTTATTTGTTACGAAAGCCATATCACAAGCTATGATTCGGATTTCTCCCGTTTGTTTAGGAATGCTATAAGGATTTTTCTTATGTGACAATACATCGGACATCACTCTTGGATAAAACGGTTTTTTACATCTCATATTATCTTTAAACATTGAATATGTAAAAAAAGCAGAAGTGTTTTCTTTTACTCTTTCATTTAAAAACTCTATTCTCCATGTCAAACTGTCCTGCTTAGCTTTTTCACGTTTAAGCTGTTTTATAGTTTTAATATTATGTTTTAAGGTAATGCTTTCATCAAAAGCAAATAAGCAACCACCTTGCTCATTAAGCATATTATTTAAAGCTGTATCTGCAATATCCCACATCCAATGCCCATTATCAAACCAGCTAGAAGAAATATAAATATCTACTGGCTCATCTTGGACATCTTTCATATCTTTATAGGGTTCAATTATGGCATAAGGTGCAGGTCTAATAATCTGAAAAGGCGATAAGATACTATCATCAACTTCTTTTTCAATTTGCCTATATTCTTCTCTGAGCAAACTTGTTGATCTATGCCCGCGACCACTTTCCCCGGCGCAAACAACAGTTATTGTACTACCATTACGAAAAACAATAATTACTTCATTTTGATTATCTTTAATCGTTGCTATTTCTCTCCGTAATGTAGGGGACATATTCATTAGTTCATTTTTAATTTTCTCAGTAACTATAAGTTTGGCTTGTCCTTTTGTTCCTGAAGCCAATACTATTTTTGAATAAGGTTTAACAATACAAGTGCAACAAGCATAAACTGCTATAATAAATGATTTAGCAGCAGAACGACTGGCTATTATGGCAATAAATTGACTTATACCCATAAAATACAAAATTATTACTTGGTATAAATGCAATTTTAATCCTAAATAATCAATAGCCACTCTATGCAAATTTCTTCTAAAGAATGTTGACCATAAATATAAATTGTCAACATTTTTAGGATTACTTAAATAATGAGTACTCGGAAATTTTTTATATAAAACTTTTTGATTATCGTCAGCATATTTACTCGCCATCATTATCACCGTCCTTGACACAATATTCTTTATCACGTTCAGTTGTGCCCAAGACTAAATTTTTTAAAGGTCTCAATACAAATCTTTGGAAATATTCTCCTATACCATCAAAATCTTTATATAATTTCTTGTCTTTATAATATTCTTCTGGTGTATATTGAGAAATTACAGCAAGAGTTACACCAAGGGTTTCATCACCACTTGCATCTGTTTCTTGCACAGTTTTTAATCCTGCCTGTTTAAATGTATCACGATAAAGTTTTGTATATTTTTCAAAATCAGTACTATTGCCATCTTTAAATGCTTTAAGCTGAAGTAATTTAGTGTAACATAAATCTTTGATAAATATTTCTTGATTATTATCACAATTGGGGTTTTGTTTTTTAAGCATTTTATAATGTTCTTCGAGAGCAACAATATCCTCACTTGATACTTGTCCCCAACGTTCAAACATTACCTTTGTAATATTTGTTTGACCTTCGGCTTTCATTTCATCTATCTGGTCTACATTTTGAATGATGCCCTTGTTCATTTCTTGCAGGTATGTATCATATGTTTTCCCATTGTTTTGATTAAGATTACAATTTCTCACATAATTCTTAATTCTACTTCTATTTGCATCAATTTTTTTTGTAGAATTAAGAATTGTCTCATTGAAATACATATCCCAATGTAAACAAATACGTTTAATTGCCTCATTCTGGCTACCAAGTATTTCTGTATATTGTTCTACTAAATTTTCAAGACAATGATTGCAAATTGGCAGAAATGAATTGTTCCCTTTATATAAAGGTGATTGACTATAAGAAAAATTACCCGACTGTTTGGTGTATTTTTTACCACAAGTGCAGCATTTATAATAATCTTCAGCAACTGGTTCAACAGGTTTTATTGTTTTTAATACGGTTTCTTCCTGATGTGTAACAATACCAGATTTATTTTTAATAGGTCTGCTTCCTTTTTCATTAATTTTTCTTGGCATAATCAATTCACCTCCAATTCTTTATCTAAAATACTTTCAATGTTATTCAAATTCCAATAAGGAATACGAATAAGTTTAATACCGTTCTGTTTACAATAATTTGTTTTTATTGCATCGTTTTTTACTGTATTTTGAAATACTATATTAGCTTGTTTATCATCACATCCATTCCATGAAACTTTTTCAAAATGCCCAATCCCGTCAAATTCTATACAAATATTATAATCTGGCAAGTAGAAATCAAAAGGTAAAGGTTTTATATTTTTGCAATTTTCAAACTTATATTGTGGAATAAAAGGTATTTTATTGTTTTTTAAATAATTATTAATTATTTGTTCACCATGTGAAAAATTACAAAATGGGCAACCAGTTTTACCATTCAAAATATTATGCGGTGTTGAAAACCAAACATTTTTACAAATCTTACACTTATGTTCAATTTTAGTTTTGTTATTTATGTATTCCCCTACAACTATAATATTAGAATTAATTTTTTGTAGGTCTTTCTTATATTGCAAAGTTGTTTTCTGTATATTATTAGAACAAACGGGGCATCCAGAATGTTTTTTCTTTTCAATCAAATGTCTAGGCAATGTTTCCCACTCATATCCACAAACATTACATTTATGTCTAGATTTAATATTTAATCCATTAAAATCACCAATTATTTTTATTGTAAAATTTGTAATTGAATTTAAAACATCAATATACTCTTCTTTTGTTTTTATTTTTCTTCTTCCATTAGAACAATTAGGACATAATTTGGTTTGATATTTACTTAATAAATTGCCAGCATTAATATCCATTTCATAAGCACATTTTAAGCATTTAACCCTTATACTATTCTTCATGTTTATATATTGCCCAATTACAATTAAATTAGGATTTTTCTTTTTTAATTTTTCTACAAATTCTTCTTGTGTTACTTTTCTGCCCATATTTTCTTCTCCATTCTACACCTTCTCCTAAATCTTTTATTTAAACACAAAGAAAAGCAATGACAGGGGAGAAGATCCTATCATTGCTTTTCTTACAGTTTGCAACTCTGTAAGTCTTTGTATCATCTCTCAATCAACCTCATGCAGCCAATCAAGACATATATAAAGCCCTACCATTACAGTAAGGCTTAATTTTATTTGATTATTCTTTATTGTATTTTTAATCTTCGCTAACTTTGCTATTGAGCTTTTTCTTTGTTTCATTAATCTCATTTGTAATTGTTCCATTACTCTTTCTAAAGAAACTACCAATCAATCCCATAGTTCCACAGAATAGCGGGATAACCTCTGGTGTAAATCTATCAGTTGCAAATATCATATTCAGTCCATTTGCCACCACGCCACCTATACAAAGCGACATTATCCAGCCAATAAAATATGATATACCAAAAGCTATTACAGGAGAGAAAATTGTCACTGCTATGCTAAGGAATGATATAAATATCAGTCCTACACAACCAAGGCGGTCTATAAGATGAGTTTCCGGGTTTGTGAAATTGAAATTATCATTGTTGTTATTGTTCATTTTTTATGTCCTCTCTCTATCATTTTACATAAATTACAATTATTTTATATCAGAGAAACCTTTACTATCCTCTTGCTTTACAATGCCATCAGCTGTAAAGTATTTTCCAAAATCATCAACCGTTGACCGATCGTAGTAGATTTTGGTCATTTCGATACTGTTCCAAGAAAAGAACTCTCTGACTACTTCACTTGGCAAATTATAATCTCCCAAAAGACTTGTACATACATAATGTCGTAAAGAGTGAAAATAAAAATCTTCTCCAACAATTTCTGAAAATTCATCAGTCCAATTATCAAGAATTTCTCTTCTAGCGAAATCTCCATTGCATCTTCTGACAAACACCCATTCAGAATTAATACCAAGTTTTTCACGTTCTGCTTTCCAAAGGTCTAAATATTTATCTACCTTTTTCATAACATATTTGTTAATTTGCTTGCCTAGTTGTCCTCTGCCCTTTGCTCTAATTTTATCAGTTTTATACAAACAATCAAATACTAAATGGTCATCATTAAAATATTCCATCTTCATTTGCAAAATTTCAGCTTTTCTCATGCCCGAATATGCTGCTATTGCAACCGCACAAGCTTTTTCATATTCCTTACGTTCAACAAGAGTATCCATCAAAAGTTCAACTTGTTCATCAGAAAAGATAGTCTTTTCTCTAACTGCTTCATTCACGGGGGACTCAATCTTTTTTATTATAGGTCTGAAATTCTCATATCCCTCTTCATCATCAAGAATATTCTCAATGAATAAACTCATTGAGCTAAGAGTTGATTTTACACGTCTCACACGACGAGGAGACCAATGCCATTCATTTATAGCATAATTCTGAAATTTTGCTATTTCTCGTTTTGTTAATTTTACAAAATCTTTGTTATTGTTAAAGTCAATATTCCATACAAAAAATATATGTAAATCACTCTTGTATGACCTTAAAGTTTGAGGCGCACGGTCAATAGAGGCAAGATACTCTAGAAATTCATTTATAAGCCAAGTATTATTTTCGTTAATTTCTGCTATCTTTTCCTCAGTTGTTATATGATTGTAGACAGTTGTTCTTGCCACTATGTCACTTCCTTTATTTATATTTTATAGAGCAAACTAAACTGTGAGCCGTTATATCCATTTATGTATAACGGGTTTATAATTTTAATTTTTAATCTTCCACGCCAAATTCATTTCTTAATCTTTCCACTAGAGCAATCTGACCCTTGCCAGTAATTAAAGTCTTAGGGAAAGTCTTATCCTTTGATAATAAACAACTCACTTAAAACAATTGCAATTGCTTCATCAATAGAATATTCATCTGTCACCCTTATAAATTTACAATTTAATTTTTCCTTAATATTTTCTTCACGTAATTCTTGCTTTTCATATGTATAGTATTTATGATTATTTTCATCATACTCAATTGCAATATTATAATCTAGTAAATAAATATCTATTCTATATTTCAACACTTGATATTGAAAAGCATATCTAATTTTAAATTTGTCAAATATGGCAGCCAATTGATTTCTAAACTTAATTTCTTTATTTTGCACAAAAGATATGATATTATTGTGATTGTCATCAAAATAATTGTTTATAATTATATTATAAATTTTTTCGTTTTTATTTCTTATTAAATTATAATATTTTAGATATCCATTTTTGGACAAAACATAACAATGCCTTTGTCTATTATTAGTTATTAATTTATATTTCTTCGCAAGGTTTAAGGAGTCGTCATTAGCCATCAAATCAATAATATCGACTCCAGTTTCAAACTCATCAATATTATTGCTTATCATTTCATTGATTTTATCAATTCTTGCACTGTGTATTTCAGCCACAGTATTAACCAAAATACATTTCTTGTTTTCTCCAAAACCACCCTCAACAATAGGGATTTCTATTCCCATAAAGTTTTGAGTTCCTTTAACAATAATCTCATTTTCCATAATTTTAATCCTTTCTTCACACTGAGTAGTGAACACTCAATATTTATCTTTGTTATTTGCCGATAACATTTTTTATTGTTATCTAATGTGGAATGACTACGGCAATAGCCATTCCGAAAAGGAATTAAAAATGAAAAATAAAATCATTTTTTGAGATGAATAATCACCCCACATTAAATAACAACTTATAAATATTTATAAAATAAAAGTCATTGCATACAAAACAAAACAGATAATCCATAAATTATCCATGTTGAACATCTGCAATATGTTTTTGAACAGATATTTTAATAAAAATACCAGAATCTCTTTCTACACATGGTAGATGAGCTATCAGAATAAATCTGACCTCGACTAGCAAGTAATCCTTTTAAGGACTTGGAGCTGATAGTAGGAATCGAACCCACAACATTCTGAGTACAAAACAGAAACTCTACCAATTGAGCTATATCAGCTTATCAACTATACCCTTTAAGGTATAAATAATCATATTTATCTAAAAATCATACCCGATAAGGTATAATCAATATAACAAATAAGCACCGCCCTATACCCATAGAACGGCACTCATCTGTTACGGAGGATGCGAAAGGAGTTTTATGCAAAATTAGCAATTTATGAATTTCACACGCCCAGCACAAACGTGTGCCGAGTTGTTTTTATTGGGGCTACAACATCGGAAACCATACCCATTATCGGTGGGACACCATGAGATTTGCACTCACACCTAAAAGGTCTACTGCAAGAACGCCCCATATAAAAGGTTTTATCATATCATCTGGATACCCATAAACCAAACCCACCCGCAACACATTATAAATGTGGCTATTTTGCTGATATGTACGCTAATAACATAAAAGTTGGAATATTATTTATAGACGTAACCATAAACGTCTTCCCCATTTCGTTCATTAAGGCTGGTTAACTTCCTGTAAGGCTGTGATATAGTCAGACAGCACTATTGCACTGCCTGACCCCACATCTATCAATTATCTGTACAGACAAGAGATATTCTTAATTTTATAGATTTTACTCTAATCTATTTTTATTTTAACACCTAGTATCAAAAATGTGCATTTCCTTAAATGTGGTCAAATGTGCAAAAATATCATTATCACATTCAACATCAACATAAGAGATATCACATTCAGTATCAAAATAAACTTTCTTATCTCTGTTCACCATAGGCTCAATGAAAACATCAGTAACACCATCAATATCTACAAACGATATTACATAATCACACCAGTCCTCATCGTCTATATCAATTTCGATAAACTTATACTTGTCACCTATACAATTAGTAACACATATCTTCAGAAAATCTATTACCTTTGTGCGAGGTACAATAATCGAAGTATCATTCTTACTGTTACTCAATGCCTCGGTAAACACATCATATTCAGTCATCTTTTCTGCGAGCATAAAATTCTCCTTATGTACTTCATCTTGTTTCTTTTTTAATTTTGTTTTATGTTCTTATATATAAAATTCTTATACTCAGATTACTTGGCAGGCTTATGCTTCTTGGGGTCATAAGTCTCAGCAACGGAATCCTTCAGAGAGCCACTAAACTTAAACGCCGGAACAAGTGTGTCTGCGGTCTTCCACTTCTCACCATTGAAAGCAGAAACACCCTCACGACCTGCCTGAAAACGAGTGCTAAATGTACCAAGACCATCAATTCTGATAGTATCACCAGAAGTAAGAACCTCTGCAATAGCAGAAGTTACAGCGTCAAGCATATCACCACACACTCTCTTAGAATACTCCTCGCCAGTTACCTCGTTTACCTTAGTCTGAATAACATCAATAAAATTCTTCTTTACCATAATAATTTACCTCTTTCTTTGTTTTCTTTTGTTGTTGTTTTTATTAGAGTTCTAATTTAACACAATAAGATTTGTCTTTTCTCTTATTGTATTGCCTTGACTATCCTGACACAAATATATAAAGCCTTCCTTTTGACTGTTATATAATTGTCCATCAGAATAATTATTTGCTTTTGTATCACAAAAAGCACCTTGTTCATAAATAGTGGTATTACCTACACTATACATACCACTGCGATGTGTATGAGCTAAAACAAGAGTTTTGAAATTATAACCCTCATTTCTAAACCAAAGCATTGCCTTTTCAGCAGTCTTTAATATCCCTGATGAGAACGCCTTTGGGTGCGCAAATATACAATCACCAATCTGATTAAACCAATTTCCTGTATATTCAATTTCAACATCGTCAAAAACTTCCACTAAAGGTTTATATTCTACCTTGGTTCTTTCACGCTTATTATAATGCTTAAAACCATCTACACAAATTAACTCCAATGCTGTCTGTGGCATTAGTTCAAGAATATCAGTATCAAGATTTTTAGCAAAATAATTTTGGAATCTGATTTCATGATTGCCAAAGTTGATTACAACTTTTTTAGGCTTTATATATTCAATTAAATTAATAATATATTGACGAGTTTCAATAATTTCTTCCATAGGGGACTTTCGATAGACCTTAGGGAAACTTGAAATACCTTGACAATCACCAATATCTCCATTCAGATGAAGAATATCAACCTTGTTTTTATACTTCTCTAACGTATCAATAGTAAGCTGATAAGGAACGTGACAATCAGAGATACATAATATTCTAGTTGCAATGCCAACGTTGTCTAAATTACGTTGGTATTCAATACCCTTTCTCATACAAGCATAATGCTTTCTCCATGCCGATTCTGATTTTTGAATATCGCTTTCCTGATTAAGTAAAAGTGAAATGTCTCTACTAGTTAGGTCATATTCAATTTTATTCTCATATAATCTTAAAGCATATGTATCAAAATCTTCCCCATCCAGTCTCTTGTACTTTGTCATGCACACCGACCTTTAGTCGTCTTCCTCAGCAGGAATATCATCATCAATGCTGATAGTAAGGCTAACACCCTCCTGACCTATAAACTCATCAATAACCTTATTGAGATTATAAGTCTTAGTTTCGTCCTTGCCAATTTCAGTAATCATAAGCTCACTTCCCTCACGAGAAATAAGACCCTTTGAAAAACTTACCTTTTTAACTGTCTTAGCCATAATAATTTGTCCTTTCTATGTACTTTCTTCATGATAATGCTGAATAGCTATTGCTAAATCAGTTTGTAATTTCTCAGTATCTTCAAAGACAAAGATTGTTTTATCTTTATCTTCTTTACGAGGTTTTATATCTACTATCACGTTCCCCATTTTTAGTAATCGTCTTGCTACATAGGGCGTGAATATACACTTTGTCTTTATATAAGAATCACCTTCTCTTGTTCTTTTTTGAATTACATTTAATTTTCAAATAATTCCGCAAACATTTTACTCGTTTCACTTCTAACGTCTTCACCGAGATAAATGCAAGCAAATTTGGGTTTGCCCTTAAATGCATTACACATTTTTACTAAAGGATTTCCTTGCGAATGATTTATAACAGACTGCTTATAATCTCCAGCAAAATAAATCTTGCTATTTTCGCCTAATCTAGTTCCAACAAGCCTTATCTGCTTTTCTGTTAAATCCTCTGCTTCATCACAAAGAATAATTGTTGAATTATACGTTGTGCCTTTCATATAATAAGGAACATTAACATCTAATGTACCAGCCATTCTAAGCCTATCAAGTTCAAACTCTCCACCATTTAACGATTGTGCTAAAGGAGAGAAGAAGTTGCCAATCTTATCATTCAAATCGCCGGGCAAATACCCAACACTCATACCTTCACCAAGTGTTTCTCTAACGCCGAGTATCTTTGACTGATTACCTTTCTCTTGTACATTATATAAAGCCATCTGCATAGCAAGGAACGTTTTACCGCTTCCATAACCACCTAGAATAGCAACGATTGTAATATCAGGATTAAGTAAAATGTCTAATGCGCATCTCTGTAATGAATTTTTAGCCTTGATAAATTTAGATGAAGGGAGTTTGAGATTTACAAACTTTTCACCATCAAAACGCATTTCTTTCGAAGTATTATCATCTGTATTCTCTATAATAAGATATTCATTTACTACCCAATCAGATAAATCTATTTTATTCATCAATGAGTTTATCGTATCAGTATTTCCTCTAATGGCGCGGTATCCTTGATAAATTTCTCCAGTTTTATCGTTTTCATTTTTCTCAACTGTCAACCCAAAATAATTTTCAGCAATCAATCCACAAAGATAGTCATTCGTAACGAATACCACAAGATTTTCATTTTCAAGATTTGCTCTTTTTGCAGTAGCGATAATCAGATTATCATTATTACATTCTAACTTCATTTCGGAAAGTGTATTATAATCATCTTCTGTAACTACCACTACCTCCGGTTTATCTCGCATTATTGCTTTAACAGCCTGTCGAGCCTTATATTGAGTTTCATCGGACTTATTACGATTGCTCTTTATTGATTCAAGCTCTTCAATCGTCTTGGAACTAATAATTATATTTGTAAGGTCTGCATTATTTTCAAGAATTGCATTTGTGTCTAAGAATTTCTTACTCATAGACACCTCACAGAATTTCATCAAAAGATGTAATTATCTTATCAGTTATATGATATTTTTCAAGTTCATCACAAGTTAAATACCAATCTTTATTTCTGTTTTTATTAAATGTCTTTTCATCAATATCAGTTCTTTCAAGAATATATTCCTTCATACTATCAATTTGCTTCTTATAATTCTTTTGAGCTTCTTCAATTTGTTCAGCAGTTCCCTGAAAAGCAGCAGACCCAGAATGTACAAGCATCTGACAGTGTTTAAAAGCATATCTTCTCACACCGGATAAGAAAATAAGAAATCCTGCACTCATAGCCACTCCCATACCAATAGTAACAATGGGGATATGACTACTTTGTACCAAATCGCAAAAATAATTAGCCTGTTCAATATCTCCACCATAGCTATGTATGAAAATAAATATAGGCTCTGGATTTTCAATATTTCTTTCTTCCATATTCATTTGAATAATAATTTTGCTTAATTCCAAAAGGTCATAACATTCATCAATTTCATAGTCAATGAAAAACGTTCTATTTTCTCTCGACTTCCAATATGTGTATTCTTCTGGAGTAGGATACTGCCTATCCTTCATGTTATCAACTATGGGTACTACAATTTCATCCATAAATAATAAAATTTCCTTTAATTTTGTTACAGTCGCCAAACTGCCCTATGCGAATAACATAGGATATTTGTTGTTTGTGTTATCTCTTTTATGAGATCACTCACCTCTAAGTTTCTTAATAGCATTAAGAACTTGATCGCTCTCGGTAACATACATCTTGCCACGCTTAGATTTCTGCTTAACTGTACGGCGTATTAACACACCCGGTATAAGTCTACGCAGTTCCTTTGCTTCTTCCTTTGAAACACAAATCATTCTTTTTGATGTCCTTTCTTGGTTTTGAATACAATTCCTAATTTAGATTTACTAAATCATAATTAGATAAATAACAGAGCAATAACCATTGACAAATATCCTCATTCATGATATAGTGTATAATGGGATTTTGTAGGTTAATCTCTATATATCATTATAGTAAAATTGCAACAAAAAATAAGACACCTTGTAAACCCTTTATTTATCAGGGTTTACAAGGTGTCTGTTCATCATTTTGCTTTTAATAAAAAAACGGAATTACTTACTCTTTCTTAACCTATCATATCTTTTGATATATTCTCGCTGACAGGTATTACATCTTTTTTTGTTTTTTACTGTGCTATTAACTTCAAATTCTGTTCCGCAATCACAACATTTTATAGTCTTTAACATTATTGGCTGATACCCGGCACAATTTTTACAATATTTTTTATTATGTATTGTTGCCTTAGTAATAACTCCACACTCAGCACACTTAATAAACTTTTCACCTTTATACATAAGATATTGATAACCTAATTCCCGCAAATCCGTTATTTTTAATACAACCTCACTGTCATTATCAATAAATCCTACTCTAACATTTATATTATCAACTTTCTTACTATAAGTGATTAAGTCCATCTTCACTAATTTGTAAAAGCAAGAGTACTGTGCCATTATATCACCTGTTATTCTTGCTCTGGCAAAAACATTATACTCATCGACTAAAACCCAATTATTGTTTTTGTCATTTCTCATATTACAGAACTTGGCTAAAACAAGCAAAACAAAAGCAAGTTTTTCTAATTTTTTATTATTTATTCGTATTATTGTTTGTAACTCATTCTTTGTAATTGGAATTTCATCAATTTCAATAATTGGATATTTTTTTGATTTATTCACATATTTTTGCAGAGATAATTCCCAATCATCAGCGTGATAATTATGATAACTTTTAGCCATTACATCATCCAACAATTTTTTAATTTCTTTAGGCTTTTTGCCAACATAAGCATAATATCTCGCCAACAACGAAAGTTTTGCTCCTGTATCGGTATTTATATCCCCACTATTTATAATTCTTTCAGCTTCATTTTTCTCATTCATTATTAAATTCATATATTATCTCCAATCTGTTTCTGTTTTTTACTGAATATTCGCCCACAATAATCAATATCGCCCCATTCATCGGCTACCAAATAAGAAATCATATTATCATTCTTGTTCAAAAGATTTTTTATGATTTGCCTACCACAAATATTCCAAGCAAACTGTTTGGTTTTTTCATTTGTATAACAAAGGTCAAGGACAATATTACATAATTCATCCGGGTCAGGACAAACCTGTACACATTTACGGCTATAGAAGGAATTTAAGCATTGCAATGTAGTTGCCTTTTCATTATCATCAATATGATTTTCTTTGAACATTTTTACAGTATTGAACAATTCATCATTATATTGACGATAAATAACCTTAACTTGATTATAATTACTTTTACTATACCCAACATCTGACTTCAAAATAGAATAATCAAAATTTGAATTATTTCTTATTTCAGAGATATAATTATCAAAATTGCTCTCCACCAAATGGCAAAGTCTATTCATAGTGCAATCATTATCCGAAGATGGAAGAAATTCATAATATAGCTTAATAAAATTGCGCTCTTTCTCAGTCTTGTTTTCTTTTTGAAAAAGTGTGTGTATATCCATCTCAAATTCTTCAATGCACTTTTTATTTGTTCTTTTAATATATCTATCATGCATCGCTTTTTGTTGTGGATATATATAATTCATAAAATAAGGTTTCTTATCAGCACAAATGCTATTAGAAAAATTAGCATTATTTATTTCTTCACTGTCAGCCCCATTCTTAATCAAATTGTTAATATTTATTCGTTTATACCATGATCGAGGCATAGGCTTTGCAATAATACCCTTAACACGGTCTATACAATTTTGCTGATAAAGTTGACCACACTGGATACGATATATTAAAGTTTTATATTCGTCCGAATCTTTTGGGAATTTTGATAATACATCAAACATTGCTGTAATATGATTAGTAGTTGTACCAATTTCATCGCCAAACCCAGATTTGTTAGCTGTTCTCAATAAATCATCAGAAATAATTTTTTTATCAGCCTTACGTTGCATACAAATAATTGATGGCGTATTCACCCAATTATCTATCAATACTCTGTTGTTGGTCGTGAACATCAAATCACCATCTTCGTCAAAACCATTCATTGAATGTGCCATAGCATCATGACAATTAACTATATTTACAGTTGGCATATATTGATACCAATAATTTGTATTATCATTGCTCTTAATAGTAACTTTTTTTATGTTATTATGACAACTCATAGGCGCACGAAAACATACAACCTCATTTATTTGTTTATTTACCCAAAAATTTGAATACATCTCTCCTGCATGGAGCAAACCCATTTCTGATTCAATATCATTTCCTTTATCATCAATATTTGTTTTAAATATATGTTGACATAATGCATAAGGGTCTCCACTTATAACAGCATAATTTCCCTTAACCTTAATGACGCCAATCTTGGAGTCTTGTATTCTACGTTTTATCATATTGTTAATTCTATTGATTATATAAGGATCTTGATACATTCTTTCATCTATCATTAAAGCTTTTATACAATCATCCTCTGCAATTTCAGCCGTATCATCTGTGACAGATAATCCTCGTAAAAAAAGAATTGCTTTATTAATATCCCCACCCAGAACATCTTTTATTTCATTAACAGACGGAGAAATAAGTTCATCTATATCTTCATTGGATAAATCATAACTTTGAATAAACTGATAATTCAAAGTTCTTTCCTCGTCCAATACATTAGGGCAAGTCTTTGTAACAGAAAAAGAATACCCATTTTTATTACAGTTATCAAGATAATCTTCTAAACTGTTATAGCAATCCCAAAGTTTTAGCATTGAGGTAGTTAATATCATTTCTATATCATGAATATTTCTTTCCTGTCCCCAAGCATCAACTACAATATTCTTTTGTGCTATTTTTTCTGCAAATTCTTGAAAATCAAACGGAAAGAGCATACCCTTGAGAAAAGCATTTCTCACACAACAGCCACCAAGAGTATAGTCTAACTTTAAATCATCGCTCCATTTCTGTGCTAATTTTGGTGTGATTAATCCATAACCATCACTATTATCTAACTCAACTTCGGCAATTTTATGCTCCATCACTGGCTCGATACCTTTATCCTCATCCGCATTCTCATCATTAATTTCAAGAATATCAGCATTAAAACGTAATACTAAATCATCTACAACAAGAATGCCATTAGGATTACTTACTGGGATAGACGCACTGCAAGCCAACGATTTATATGCTTCATATTTTGCTGGAACGAGCTTCACATTGGGGTTTCTGCCATTCTCTAATCTCTTACATAATTCTTGATATATAGGTTCCCCTTGGCTAGAATATTCAGAAACGTATATTACCGTAGACTTTTTTACCCCATTAGACGTTCCGACTAATCTTTTATAAGTCAATCCATTGATTATAAACCCATTATCTAATTTATCAATATCATTAGGATTGTCCATGATTACAGCTAAATAATCGGGCTTATTTTGAAACATATCTAATTCATCATAATGATTTTTTATTTCATTTTTGATTTGCTTAATTTTAGATATATCTGCATTTTTTACTTCTAATCGTAGCTTTTTTATATTATTTCTTATCTCTGTTATTTTTTTGTTTATTTCATCAATATTTACTCCATTGATTTCATCAATAAAACGTAAAACTTGACTATCAGCCAAAGACACTAATTCTTTTGCTCTTCTCATTTCAGAAAGTGATAAAACTAAATTCTTTTTATTTTGAAGGATCTTACGACTATGTATTTTATAAATATATTTTTGATAAGTCTGCTGTTTAGCCATTGTGTTTGTCACCTCTTACATTATAATTTCTTATTATTCCTTCACGAATTTTTGATGATCTGTCTCAAGCTCTGAATATAAATACTCGCATTCAGATTTATCCTTATGTCTAAAGTAAGGGGTATTTATTAGTCCATGGCAATACTCGTATGCCTTACCACAAACCGGACAATATATAATATTTTTCTTCGCCCACATCTTCAATTCTTCTTTAGAGTATTTATTATCAAAGCAATTAATAATATTATTACCTATTTTGGCTGTTAGCATATTATATTTCTCCTTTAATCCTCATTTTTAATCAAATCCCACAAATCTTCTAAACTCCCTAAAGTAAAAGCACCACCATTCTTAGCCACATATTCCAACCCATTTTCTCCCCAATCATTCTCATATACATACCAATAAATCCATTCTTCTTTATCATCAACAATATCAGCAATTACGCTGGTAATCTCATTAAGGGAGGTTGTTTCTACTAATTTATCACTGCAAGAGCCAAACAAATCATAAAACTCATCCCAAAACTTTTCTATTTTTCGATATTTCTTCTTAACAACTGTCATTAGTTTAATAAATTGTTCTTTAGTCATATCAATAAACTCCTTTATATTAACCTTGCATTCCTTTAACACTTAATCACAATAAACATTTTCTTGCAAATATCTGTTTAACTCACTCTTATACATATCTTTATCACAATAATTGTCAGTTGTATAATCACCTCGATACCAAGTTATCTGACTATCCAAATAAAAATGCTCTCTGCCTACAGAAATATCATTATTCTTTGCAAAGACACCAAAGTCCCAAAAGTTCTCAACATCTCCAATATCCATTATGTAAATACTCACCTCTTTTCTGAAATCAAAATTTGATTTATTTCTCTCTATTTAATTCAATAAAAATTTATACTACCTAGCAAAGTAATAAACTTATACTACCTTAGATAGTTATATTGAAATTTTCTTTATTGGACTTTTAAAATTCACTCAATTTTTGATTTGTTTCATTTTACTGTATCAATGCCCATGCAACATCTTCAACACTTCGATGATTTCTGATAGAATTGATAATCAATTCCTCCGATACTAGTGTTAATATTTCTTTATACGGCATTTTCAGTGCAAGAAGTTCCATATAAAGAAAACTTCTATATTCTTCTATCCTTTCTTTTTCTTGCAATTCCTTAATATCATTTTCATTATTAGCCATTGTCTTCATCATCTGCCACCTCATTGTTACCTTTCTTTTCTCTCATCAATCTCATTCTTTCAACCATAGCTTGCTTCTGCGCATCAGACATAGTTCTTTTTGCATTAGGATTACGGATACTGATAGCTGTTGCTGGCGCATGGAATGTAGCACCTTGCCAACTACCATCAGTATATCTTGTCTCTGAAGTCTGTTCCCAACCTTGTTTAATACACTTATTAGCATATTTTTGGATAGTAGTATCTATTTCTGCCCAGAGTTTTCCGTTCTCATCAGCAGAAATGTTAATGAGAACCTCGCGCTCTTCCGGAGTAAGTTTTACAGGGGTTATAATTGTTTTCATGTTTGTTTGTCCTTTCGTAATATATTTATTCAGAAATCACAGAGTCCATTGTAGGAACACTCTTAATTTCTATGTAGTTGTTCACTATTGCCTCAAACAATTGTTTTAGTTCAGGCACTTCTTTTACAATATCAATTGCAGGTGGATTAGTAGCTTCTTTGTGGTTAATCATATACTCCCCTTTGTATTGTTCAACAGGCATTCCATAATCCAAACGCATTATTTTGTAGATATCACCGTAAATACTTCTTATTCCATCAGGTGTGTTATTACCTATCTGACTGGCTATATTTTTAATTTTCTTATTCATTTCTGTCTTCCATTCAGAATATGATGGCATAGGAATAATTGTTGTTACCAATGTTTCTAATCGGTCAATCTTTTTAATCAATTCTTTATTTATTTCCTTTTGACTTTGTAATGTTCTTAATATCATATCCGTATTCTTATTTGTCTGAATGATGTTATCAAGAGATTGGGTATTATCTTCCCTACTCTTTGCAATAAGTCCATCAATAATATCCCAACACCAATCCATGAACTCATCTGCTTTAGGCTGGCGAGACCACCGACAAATTTCCATAACGCCCTTGCGAGAATAAAATGTACGTTCCTGAATAGCACCATTAGAATCGACCGTACCAGTTTGACCCCCTCGACTTACTTCGCTCTTTATCAAACAGCTAAATTTGTCCAACCTCTCTCGATGCCTTTGATGTATCTTTTTGATAGCTTCACTTGGATTGTTATATCCCAACGCTCTGCCAATCTGCTCTCTGGTCAGAAAATACTCGTTATTGATATCAGCCCAGAAATCACACGGTGTTACTTCCTCAAAATTCTCGGTAGTAATAAGTTTCAGATTATTCATACTCATTTTTGCTTTAATCCTTTCACAACAAGTTCTCAATAACATTATTACAAATTAACTAACACTTCATCAAATTCTTTATCTAAATTATCGCCCTTTTCTTTCTTAGGATTTACCTCTAATGGTTTAAAGTGAATATTCAGCAGATAATCAGCTAAAGCTCTCTGTATCTCCACATAATTAGACCTGTACAAGAAAGGCTTTTCTTCATCAACCTCTATTAAAAATTTATCAACATCATTCATCTGCTCTGTTACCATCCCCTTTTCTCTATCTAATCTATTACCCTCACTCTCCAAAAATTTATTCCAATTATCTTCATATTTCTTTTCAGCTTGAGCATTAAGACATTTTATTATTTCAGCATTCAATTGTGTTTTTCTGTCCTCGGTAGATAATTGTCGTATTTCTTCTGCCTTCAAAGGTATCTGTTTGGCAATATTATCAATATACACTACTCTGAGCTGTGGATAACACCTATCCCAACCATATTCATTCTTTATATAATCATTAAACCTTTCAAAGAACTCATCACTCTTATAGCACAACATTACTTCCATTGTATTATTGAAGCCCATCTCTTTTATAATGTGACTCTTTGCTTCAAGTATCAATTTATCCTCATAAGCGTTAGACTCTCTAAATTCAAGATTATTTGTATCTGGGTCAGGTTCAGCAATAATATTTACTTTCTTATAGTCTATAAGACACCTGTTCTTCATACTCCTAAGAGCAGAATATAATATCTTGTTCAATTTCTGCTCTGCCCGAAAATAAAAATTATTCACATCAAAACTAGACACCATAGGAAAGTCAGAGAAAACAAATTCATCTTCATTGTTCATTATTGTTTGTCTGATTACTTCATTTCCTCTTTTTGTTCCTAATTTATTTCTTATGTCATACCTATCATTAGTCATACCGAGGATACGATACATTTCCTTATTCCCAACAGTTACTTTATAATCTTGCTGTCTGGACAAGAACTCTAGCAAAAGAAGCTCTATATACTTTACATACAACCCCTCTCTACGCTTACGAGCGTCATCAGTAGCAAAAGGCTCGTCATATATCTCATCAATAATAAATTTTTGATTATCTTTATGAAAATCAAAATATCTTTTCCAACGATTAACTTGTGCTTTTCTTGAATTACCGTCCATAGGCACTTCATTTAATAGTTCACACATTGTTTTATAATTTCTTACTATATTATAATTTTCGCCAACTTGATTCCCAAGATATTTTTGAAGTCCACTAACATCTAAGTCATTTACACTATAATCTTTATTTCCCATATAAAACCTTTCTCAATCTTTCTTATTTTTTTCGGACAAATCCGTGAGATTTTACACTCGGACAAATATAAGTCAAAATAATATTATAATTATTATTAGAATTATATTTGTCCGAGTGTTATTTTACTTCAATCAAATATATCATCATTCCTTTCTTAACTGATTAAACATTATATTAATTATCTTTTTCAAAGTTTATGTATATTATCGCTTTTTTCTTTTTGCTACTTTTTCTTTTTTGGCGATAAGTCGTAACCCTCCAAATTTGCGGAACGTAGTGACAGCAAATTTGGTTAGGGTTACGAGTTTGTCATCAAAAAAGAAAAAGTAGATTTTTAAATAGAATAATTGTTTATAGTTTTTAAGTTATCTTTATTTAATTCCTTAATATCATCACTCCCTACTATTTTTAATATTGTCTAAAGAATTTACTATATTGATTATAGCATATTAATTTTCTTTTGTCAAGTCATTATTCTAATGATTAGTGTTTTGTATGAATATTTTAATTTTTAATGTAAAATAGACCCCTGCGGGGTAGTTAGTTTGGGATTATGAAAAGGTTTACCTATTGCAACAGTAATTTCAACTGAATATATTATATCTATAAAATTTGAATTATATTATTGCAAAAGTTTTTATTTATTATTTTTTGAAATTAGATTTTTTATTTGAGAAATATTAAAAATATTGAAATTTTATTGTTCTTCGGTTATAAAAATTTTATTGAATATGATTTTGTCCTGTTTGTCTTAGCCAAAGTGAGGACAGATGATTGTGTCTAATAAGAGATAGTTTGAAATAAGACATTGTAATTTTGTATTAGATTTGATTGATTTTGTGTAGGTTCGAGATTAAGGCTAGATTATTAGGGACTTAGATATGGCTGGGGAATGATTGAATTGGAGCTAATTGAAAATAAATCAAAAGGTAAAAATAGAATATAATATTGAAATTGATATTGATTAAGTTGGCTATTGATTAGATTAAAAAGGTTGGATTCTGATGAGTAATAATAGTTTGTTTTGGCATGGATTTTGTATGATTTTATATGATTTTAATATAATATAAATAATTTTGAATAGTTTTGAGTTTGAACTTAATAAGATGGGTACTGACCGAAGTGAGAAATCGAACATAGAAAAATTGATAAGATTGGAGTTGAAATCGGATTTAAGGTTGGGAGGATGGGTGTCGGTTTCGATTTTGCCTTGTGTGAGTGGAGTGAAACTACTACCTGCCCGGCACCGTTCTGGAAGTTGCTTCCAAATGTAAACCTACCCCTCCTATAGGTATTATAGATATTACTGCCTATGTTGTAATTGTCCAAAAAGCAACATAGAAAATTATCTGTAAGCAGTCCCGAAATAGTCAAAAATAGCCCAAAATCAGACGAATTAAAATAGACTGCTGAAAACGTCCCAATATAAAATTAGAAACAATATAAAAATGAGAATATAAGAGATAAAAAGAGAATACAAGAGATTATACAAGATATATTGAAATATATGTGATATAATGCAGTTCGCCCTTCTACTTAAATTTGATAGTTGATATCAAATTGATATCATTTTGATTTACTTAATTTTTCCCTATTTATAACCTAATAAAGCGATATCTATACTTAAATTTATTTCACAATATTACTTTACTAATTCACACATTTACTTAATTGTAATCTGTTTTTTGCTTAATAGTCACTTATTATTCACTTAATAAGACTAATAAAAACCTCAGTCCTTTAGCTTCAGCAGTTCCATTTTATTCCGTCAATTTCAACAAAATTTTACCGTTCCATTTGTACACAATTTCACTCTATTTTACTTCACCTACCAAATTATTCTTTGCTAACTACCACAACATATTGTATACTGCGCTACAAAATCAATCAAAATCATACTACAAATTGTACCGCCTAAAATTGCAATTTAACGCCCTGCCTATATACTTATACCCCTTTTAAAAACATCGCTTATAAAGCCTCTCAGCGCCTTTATTTGCGATATTTTCAGCAGTCTAAAATCACTAATCAAATTGCACAATTTATCTATATAATAGTTAAATATTTTCGTGCAATTTAGCCATTGACGTTGCAGTCCGATCTATTGTAGAATTACGTTCCAGAATGTACACATAAATTTGAAATATGTACGCTTTAACTGCTTAATCAATATTCCTTTATGCGTAAAATCATTCATCTACTTAATAATTAATATTCCTATTTATCCAGACTGCAAGCAGATAAATCTATTTATGTTTATTTTGCATATTGTTTATATCAAAATGCACATATCAACCGAATATCTGCGACAGCTCCGGGCGATCCTCTATATAATAGATCATAACAGATAGCAGATATCACCTGCAAGCAGTCCCGATTTACTGCTTAATCTCCAACACGTCAAAATAGCCCTTTTACAAGCCCCACAACGTGTATACACTCCAAAAAGGCAAACTATACTACCAACGCACAAAAAACGCCGTACAACGCATTTTAAGCGCATTACAAGCGATATCTATTATTTATCTGCAATATCATCTTGTATATCTGATATGGTATCCGCTCCAGACTGATTTAGTTTTATACCGCCCGTAATATCTATATTGTTGTTTATGCAATAATTTATACAGCTAGTAATAAGCTTAGACATAGATATGCCATATCTAGTAGCATAATCATTATAATACGGCATATCTTGTAGCATTGCAAGCCCCGTAATTATTTTATAATGACTCGCGTCATATTTATTATTGGATTTTCTTTTTTTCTCAGATACCATATATTCACCCACTTTATACAACATATTGGACATATAAATCATACACATACAATATATTGTATTCATATTTAGCGCATTTTGTAAATTTGTGCAAAATGCACAATACATTAGCACATATAGGTGCGATATTTGTGTATAATACCACTAGAAAATAGCACCTATATGTGCTATAATATAATCACAGCAGGGACACAGGACAAAAACAGAACCCGCCGATGCCTGACTGTAGAAAGGAGTAAAGAGAACGTAAACCGGGCGAAATCAACCTATTGCACATCACACGCTTCAGACTGGAAATCAAAAGGCGGTGATAATGTGAAAATCAAGGTTGAAATCATAGCAGACGGCAAACCTTTAACGGCTGAACAAATAGCCTTTATCAAAGCTATTATCAAAGCCTTAACCGCTTTACTTACATAATTAACGCCCGGTTTACTTCTCGATTATACCATAAAAAAAGCCAAAAGTCAAGTACAAAGGAGAATAAACACCATGATGTATAGTGAGTTTATCAAAATCACCGATTTCGGCGAAACTTTTATTACTGAAACAATGTACCATGAATTTATAGAACCGGTTTACATGAATTGCGATCTTGATAAAACAACATTCTGTAAAAAGTTTTATAAACTTGAGAATTCTGTAATTTGCCCGGCTGTTGAGTGCTTAATATCTGCAAATGATACAAAAACACTTATTAATTACATTAACGGCGAAATTTCCCTTGATTATATCAAAGACATTGAAAAGCGTATTTTAATAGGCTTTTTGAAGCGCTTCAAGCGTGAAGGCTTTAATTTTGGAAAATAATAAAACAGTCACCCGGCGGACTCAATCAGCCGGGACACATCAGGCGACAAAGCGCACGAACTTTAGAGCCTGCACCAAAATCAAGAAAAACACAAACAGACATACAAGGAGGATACACCATGAAAAGAACAATAGCAGAAGCCCGCAGAATGGAGCTTAAAAGACTCACCGTCAACTATACTTACGATAGCACAACATCTGAAAATCTTATGAATAGATTTTACCGCATTTGCGGAGCGCTTGACCGTCTTTTAATTCTCGAAAATACAAAAGAGACAGTGAATACTGCTTATACTCAGGATCTAGACAGCAGAACGCAGAAAGCAATTAACCGCCTGAAAGCAGATTTTGAAAAATACGGCTTGACGCTTGTATTTTATGGATATCTGCCCACAATAACAGATAAGCCCGGAAACAACGAAAAAATTTACACATACTTTTATTAATTATTCCCGCATTTCCCTTTTTGGCGGTAAACTAAAAAGGACTATATCGCCCCTATGCCGTCAATTCGGGAATGGAGCGCCAAATACTAAAACAAAACAGAATGGAGATTGAAGTCATGAAAACAACAGACTTTTTTACAGTTACTGAAATAGCTGAATTGAAAACCCTGATTAAATCAGGGGATATCAACACTAATGATATTAAGTTACTTGTAAAAGCTGACTTAATATCAGCCGTTGGAACGTTAAGAAATAGCCTTTACGCTGCTGAATTAATCAATAGCCTTTATGGTGCTGATAATGTATCAATAATCAGCCGTAAAGCAATAAAGGATATTGCAAGCCGTTTTAATATTCCTATGTGGAAAATCGGGACAGCTGTTGAAGAAGGCTATTTATCTATCTGCGGAAGTGGGTATATATTTGATATCACTTTAAAAGCACTTTCAGAAGATGAACATAGTCGTCTTGACTATCTCACATTTGAAAAAGGATTAATCGCATGAAGCGACTATTTAACCGCCGTAAACCTTGCAAGCCCTTACAAGGGAGCTTGCAATAACAGCGGAGCGCCGGAGAAAAGCAAGCGAAATTATACGGGACAAAAAGGGAATAACCGTTATTGAATGTGTGATAGAATAATCATACTTTCTGCCCTTTAACGGAGTAGGCGAAAAATAAACCGTTTATATATCGGCTGAAAGCTTAAAACGCTTGAAGCCATTCCAGAACACCAAAACAGAAAACAACGGAGGATTTAACCATGTATTACACATTCAAAGACAATAGGGACGCTGTATTTTGCGCCTATTTGCCAAATAGCAAGGAAGCGGAGATTTTCGCCAACAGAAACGCCCTTAAAATAATCGGCGCTGCACTCACGGAAAATTATTGATTGAGGAGGTAAACAAGATGTTTACAGTAGAAGAAATTATTGAAATGTTTGTTGATCCTGAAATGCAGGTGTTTTCAATCTGGAGTAACGAAAAGGAAAAAGTTATATATACTGGTTTTATATCAGATGTTCCAGATGAATTATTACAAGCAGATGTCACAAGCATTGATAATGTGTTTGAGGACTGCAAAGGCATAATTACGTTTAATATTAATTAAAGTCCCTGATGAGTCTTTGAGAATTAAGACGAAACAAAAACGGCTGAAAAGTCGCTTTTGTCGGGCTGAATAAAGTCCACTATAAACGCTATAAGGAGGATGACACATTATGACAAGATACATTGATGAATTTGCAAAAGCAAAAATGAATAGTCTAAGAGGGCTTAATCAGAAGCTACAGAAGATAGCACTTGAGCGCATTTCAAAAGCTTTGAAACTGAATGAACGGAATTATATTACAGACTTTGAAGCCGTTGAAATAATTCTGAATGCTGAAAAGAATGTAAGCAATGCAGAATAGCAGAATAAAATTCACATTTGATAGGAGGATTTACATTATTATGACTATTGACAACTTCAACGGAATTTTCACTAAAAAGCAAATGGAAACCATTCATGACAATTTGAGGGCGTATCTTGCAAATTTTGGATATATCAGTATTGAAAAAGCTGACTATAGTAAGGGATTTTATGTTTATACCGATCAGCAGAGAACCGAAAGCGGAAGCTACACGCAGTATTGCCCTAGTCTTGATTATCTCGATGGCTGGTTATATGGAGCTGTTCAAGCAATCAACGGAATAATGAAACCTATTAGCAAGTGACCACACATCAGCGGAGAAATAAAACCGTCTCCGCTGCATATCTCCGATCATCTGCATGAACTCTTGACGGATCACCAACACTAACGGAATAACTAAATAGGAGGATAATAATTATATGGTTAAGTATATAGGAAGCTACAATATCGACAATGAAGGCGAAATATGGAACGGTAACACACGCTATATAATGGTTATTTTCTCACGCTTTGATGAGAACGAAAAAGAGATTGAGCGGAAGCAATTATATTTTCGTTGTAAAGTGCCTGATTTCAAAACTGAGGAACAGATCACGGAATTTCTCAGAGACAAAAAGAATAACCAGCGGATAAACAATGCAACTGTAGTCTATCATTAAGGAGGACAATAACCCATGACAACACACTATCTCGACACAGAACACGGCTATATAATCAACCGTGAGTATTTGCGGAAGATTTTTGACGAGCTGACCGCCGATGAGCGACAGGAGTATAACAACAGCTTTGAGGATTATATATCTTCTTGTCTAGAGCGTAATAACGGCACGCTAAAGCCGTTGACAATGGAAGAATACGCAGCCATGATGAATGATATCATGGCTAGATGTTGAGGAGGGATTGAATCATGCGCAAAGTAACTTATACAATAGATGATAAGAAATATTTTGAAGCGGATTTACACCGCCAGAAGCCTAATATAACAGCGGAAGAGGTTGAAGCCATTCTTGCATATCTCCGTGACTTCAAAGCAATCTACACATTGTATGGCGATGAAAAATTCCCTGATCGTTATACGCTGACAGACTTTAACGGGAAAAAGATTAGTCTTGATAGCTTAAACGGTTATCAAAAGGCTTGTATATTAAACGATTGCATGAGGCATTTTAGCGGGAAAAGCTGTGCATACGGAGATGTGCCCTGCGGAGTGATTTCTATTGAGGAAGGTAACAGTAATGAAGATAATACATAGTCCTTTAATGTGGACAAAAACAGACAATGACCGCATATTCCTGATGACGGAAAATCCCTACACAAAACGTCATAAATCAAGCCGAAAAGCTCCGACAATACTTCATACCGAGCCTAACACAACGGATGGTATGGAAGCAATGAAATAACAATTCTATGAGGAGGTTTTGCAATGATAACCAAAACAGGCGCTTGGATAGCCGAAACAGACTACACGAATTATCCAAAGGATAAAATGTGTTTTATGGACAGAATAGCACAAATTATTTTGCGAAAAATCAAGGAATACAACTATAAGGTTGAAACCACAGTGACAAATATCTGTGAAATGTGCCTTGCATATGCTGAAAGTTTTGCAGAAGATGAACCGGATATGTGTGATGAATACGGAATAACCATTGAAGGCATAACTAATTACATAGAGGCTGAAGGCAGAATCGGATTATCAGAATTTGATTGCTATTGTTAAGGAGGAATTAACATGACTATTCTTGAATTAAGCAACATAATGGAACGGGGCACGGAAATTTTCGTTAAAGTAACTGATGATGGGAAAGAAGTCACAATCCCGCTGACAAACGGATTATGTGGTACATCTTTTGCTACAATGGAAATCTGGAGTAAAGTCAAGCCCATAGCAAGGAATGCCGTTGAGGTTGATGTAAATATCCCTTATTCAGTGGCAAGGGAATGGAAGAAGTACAACGAAAAGAATTACATTAAGGAGAATTAAAACATGGTATCATTAAGAAAAACAGTAAATCTCGCAAAGAAGCCACTACCCTGCTATAAGGTCAATTTACGGAAAATACCCAGAGCAGACCTATGGAAGAAGGTGACTGTCTGATGTTTGGAATACTTTGTTTGTTATTTGCCGTCTTTTGTGATTTTAAGAATATGTATATCGGTAAAGGAATGTCTCCAGCTGATAAATATTACGGAAGATTTGTGTCAGATAACGATAAAATCTGGCACGATCATCTTAACAAATGCATGAAAGGACAGGAATCATGGACAAGTTGGGACGATCCTAGAATCAAATGGGAGGATAAATTGAAGTGATAAAGCCCAGATACGGCAACTATTCCGGCTGCGGAAGATGTTGGTATATACGCTATGGAAACATAGCAACAGTATCATATATCAGCAGCGAGAGATGCAGAGAAAAGCACATACGGAAGCTATTAAAGCTCGGTTATTCAGAGGAAGAAATCAGCAGACACTTTTGAATTAACTGTGCTGAAAACAACACAAAAACACGTTGACGGAACATTGAATATATGGTATAATAAGCATGAGGAATCATGCAGAGTTGTGCCGTACATAAACACTTATAGGAAGAATTTATCATGAAAACTAAACAGGAGCTTTTACAGATGCTTTTTGCAAAACTGGCTGAACTTCAGAACATGATTAAGATAGGCGTTCAACCATCCCTTTTAATGGTACTTCAAACAGAAGTTGCATTACTCTATGATATTCTCGGTGAGGACGTTCCTGAAGAATACTGGGAGCAGATAGAGGAAGTAATCTAAAAGCTGACTCGGCAGCTATAAACAGCCATTAAGCCGAGAGCGTTTGGCAGTCTGAAATAAGGTTGCCAAGGTTGGAAAATAAACACCAAAACAAACAGACATTGAGGAGGAACAAAACAATGTTGAGAGTAGAAACAGGCGCAAACGAAACAACCGGAACAACAATACTTGAAGAAGGTGAGTTCACTAGGAAGGAGATCGAAACCGCAGCACACCTTCCAGAAGATTATACAGTAGGCACTTATACAAGAGATGAAAATTTCTGGTATAAGGTAGTTGAAGTTTAAGCAGAATAAAATCACGATTTTGTAGGAGGAAATTGTTATGAGTAAATTAAGAGTATGGTGGATACCACAGGTGGGAATTAATGAAACTTTTTATGTCCCAGTAGGCACACCAGAGGAAGGTAAAAAACTGTTAGATACGCTCGCAGCATATGATGCTTTTCAGCTTCAAAATAACGTTAAGCCTGATTATTGTAATATTGGTGGAATTCAGATGTTTGACGATGAATACGGAGAATGGTGCGACTGGGAGATTGTGACTGATGACTGTTACTATGATGATTTAGACGAATATTGTGAATCAGATGATTGTGAACAGGCAGAAGAATTGAAAAATTTTCAGGAAGAAGTTTTTAAACAGATTGATTGGAATAAAATGCCCAAAACAGGAATATAGGAGGAACACATATGAAACGTATATCAGACCTCTACAAAGACATAGACAACATTATGTCAGAGAATGAATATCATGACGATGGCACAGGCGAGGATGTCTGCGAGATATCCGAGGACGAGGTTTACCGAATAATCACCACAAGGAATGATTACAGATTTCTGACCGCAGCCACAATCAAGGAAGAAATACATAAATGCTTTACGGATTTTGCATACCGTATGAAGAAAGCATTATACTGAAAGCGAGGAATAAATCAATGTCATACCCCGAAAACATACTCCGCATAGTGCGCCAGAATCTTGACCTTGAACCAACAGACACAATCAAAGACGATGATATTAATGCTATGAGTCAGCCAGAAATTCTTAACTGTGTTTGCGAATGGGAAGGGCTTATCGGCTATGGTAGAACCATCCGTGATTGGATAAAAGATATTTACGGGATAAATCTTGATGAGAAGTGAGGAATACATAATGTCAGGACGGTACATCTGTTTTCTTGAACTCTTTGAATACGGCGATTACATTGAGGAATTTGCCGGAGATGGAAGCTTTACTTTGTGCGTAGATTTTGAAAACTATGCAAAGCATTTTGATACAACGGAAGAAGCTATAGCATGGGCTAAATCTCACGGACTTAAAGACGGAGAATTTGGTGTTTTGTGTTATTGGGTAGAAACGAAGGAGAATACATAATGAATCCAGTAGTAAAAATCCTAATGGAACGTGATGATATAACCGAGCAGAAAGCAATAAACCTCGTAAGAGAAACAAAGGAAGAACTGATGAATAGACCATGTAGTGATGGTGCAGACATCATTATGGATAATTTGGGTTTAGAGCCAGATTATATAATGGATATTCTGGAGATTGATTGAGGAGGATTAAAACTATGAAACCTGCAAAGGAAATGTAGTGGCGTATGAAAGATATTGCAGAGGGCAAATATAGCCGTGAACCTGATTAACTGGATAAAATACCAGATTAAAAAGCATAAACAACAGAAGCCCGGAGCATGGAAAACCAAACAACTGCCAGAGGATTGTCAGCAATGTGAATTGCTAGGCATCTGTCGGGACAGAGAAAAAGATTGGAAATGCAGACACGGATGTTTGCTATGATGACTTTGGAGGAGAAATAATATGTTAGAATGGAACGACAACTTTACTAACAAAAGGTGGGTTGGAGATACAAGTATTATTGTAGGAGAACAAAACTTTGATGATAATTCAATTATGATTAAAGAAGAAAATGGCAATGTTATATCATGCCCTATGTATATTGATAATAACGGCAATATATTCTTTATTTATAATGATAATGGCGTTTACATAAGTGATTATATGGGGTGCTTCGACATTCACGAATTATTGAAAGGATGAGTTTTATGACAGCAAGACACCAGAGAGCAACAACATCAAAGACTTATGCTATGGATATGTGCTATACAAAAGCATTGACCGATGCTAAGAGAATCCACCGTGATGATGGAAAATTCTATATAGATAATATTAATGGGGTTTATACATCAATTAGCGAATGGGATTATGACCGTACACCTGCGTATTCAGAAAGAAATCTTGAGGAATGGGTGTTCAGAAATGGTAGATGGCATAAGACGATAAAATAAACATTTCATTGGGAAATATGCTCAAAAGAATGGCTTAACAAAGCCATTTATCAAGGCATTTATTGCAAGCTATATCCAGATAACGGATAAAATTCAAATTTGAGGAATATAGGAGGATATTACTATGGAAGTAAGAGTATGTAGTTGTGGGAGGATTCATGTTTTCCCTAAAAATAAAATTGACAATGCAATATATAACAACAAAGAATTGTTACTTGTATGTGGAGGATGTGGTTCAAGAACTGTAATTGGGGCAGATTATCACGCTGAAGGAGCTTATGGCTTTGAAGCACCCTGTTATGATATGTATTCTTTTACTCTTGATAGCACATTCAGTATCACGGCTGACTTTAAGACACCAACTGGGCATGAAATTTCAGAAATCCTATTTAATAATGGCATTAGAATACCTATGATGACTGGAGAATATGCTGGACAATATACATCTTGGGTTGGGTTTTCAGATATTTGGTTTCCTGATATGTATGCGATTGAAACATCAGAAACTACAATGGAGGATGTTGCTGCGTTTATTGCTAAATACCGCAAGGATAGAAAAACTGTTAATATGAACCGCCTTATCAATGAAAATAATAATCCTGAGATACTCAAGGCTATATCCAGTAGGTTAATTAAGGGTCTTAATTGGAAGGATACCCCCTATGATAATTGGTGGCAGAAATAAAAGTGAGGTAATATTATGAACTGCATGAGCAAGAAAGTTAAGCGCAATAAAGAAAAACTCATACAAAAGGAATATCAAGAGAAACTTGCTAACTTTACACCAGAAGAAAAGCAAGCCAAAGATGACCGTGATTTAGCAATGAGGAAGAAAATTACACAGATACTCGGTGTAATGACCGCTTTGGAAAATATCACGGGCAACATTTACTCTGATAAAAGAATATGGAGGGAATAAATTATGTTAGTATCAACAACAAGCGAAGTAATCAAGAAATTACAGGAATACGAAGCAAAATATGGCACAGGTGTTATAAGAAGCATTGGAACATATTGCGCTGGCGACAGGGAAAATAACTATTATATTACTATTGCAAATGATTCTTTTTGGAATGAAAAATTAAACAATGAAGACAGCCATTATCACAGTGAAAGAATTATTATATCTGCCATTGATGATGACGAAATTTTTCCAAGAAAGTGAGGATAGATTATGACTAATTTTAAAGAAAAGATGTTAAAGTGTGGATTTACTGATTATTACCCTGCCCAAACAAACAGGACAGAAACGGTCGATAGACCATTTCATACAAGGTTTTCTGGCACATATGTTGTAAAAGTGGAAAATTTTAATGTGGATGATAGGGATGAAATTTATATTACTTATGGAATTTTTACAGGGATGTACCAGTGCGGTCGTCCTTTATCTATAAAAAATAGCATAAGTATATCTCTTTATCCTGATGGAAGAATGTCGTTTTATAAGATGAACGATTACAAATTTATTCCATATTTTATAAAATGTTTTTTGTCTGAAAGCATTCTTCTCGGCACTATTAACATATGGGAAAATGTTATGCTGTCTGTAATCCAAATTTGGATGAAAGATCATAAATTGACCCTAAAGGACATTCAGATTGTAGAATGAAAACTCCGTTTTATCGGATAATTTTTGAAAGGTGGATTAAAATGAATCAAAGAACTTGTGATATAATCATGATCTGTAAAAGTGATACCGAAAATGAACCTAACATACGGCTTGACAAGATAAAACAGTATATGTCAAAGGAATGCCATTGTCCAATTGAATACTACTCACAAAGTATGACAGAAGGAATAATGTTTGATGCTGTGTGCAATTACATAGACACTTGCGATAAACCAAGCTTCTTTTTGAAAGAATTAAGAAATGCAAAAAGATGGATAAATAAAAGTACCGCAGAGATAATTGTTGTTGCTTTTAGTTTTGTTCAAGTAAAAGAGGTAGATGAAAGTGTCGGAGAAATTAGATATATTAACGGCTTCACTAAGGAATTGATAACAAAAGGAGATACATAATGAAATATAGAAAATTTTTATCTCTAACAGACGAAGAAATCAGATTTATCCTTACGGATATTTTCCACCCAATTAAGATTGAGAATATTCAAAGAGATAAAGAATTTAATGAAATCACAGCAGATATTACTACGGATGGATGGAATGATGGTGAAACAGAAAATTTTGAAATTACTGAAGAGGTAGTTTTGAGTCTATCGTCTATTGATATAGATTTTTCTCTTGATTATGAAGACCAGTTTAAATGGAGAAAATTTCTTCTCGCCAAAGGCTGTGATGAGAGATTGAAGGATAATCCTTATTTGGAGGAATGATATGTTTAATGAAGAAGAAATGATTAAACTGTGTCAAGAATTGAAAATTGACCTTGTTGAATCCGAAACCAAAAAGCCTCAACTAAATGGGAAAGACTTAGAAATCGAAGATATTGTTTCTGTTTGTGAAAGAAAGGAAATAAACAATGGGAAGACTTAAAAATATGACAACTTTAAAGGAACTCGTAGCTAATCAGAATTTAACCGGCGATAACGATATTCAAATTATCAAGGCATTCTTTACTCTTAACGATATGGAAGAAGAAGGAATGGATTTAATACACGAACTCACGAAGTCTAAAATAGCAAAATTAAATCATAGACAATATATTGTAGAGGAATGGGTAAGCCATTTACCGTCTAAATATCTGTATGAAAACTATGATTTAGAAACGGCTGATTGGTTGCACAGACTAGAACTGAATTATCTTTCATATGGTGGAGAATTGTCTGATTGGAGCTTTAAGTGGGCACAAGAAAATGTACCAAATATTATAAGACCAGAGTGTTACTTTAATCCTCTTATAGATTGGCTTGAGAAACACGGAATAAAGTTTAAGGAAAGAAAGGTGTGATAATTATGAAGTATTTAATGATAACATTGCACGACAGTGATTTTTATTATGAATTGGATTGGCTTGGGAAACATCTGTTGGAGAGATTAAGTGACAACCGTTCTGAGCCATTTGACACAAACAAAATAAATTTTGACAGATTCAAAACTTCAATCGTAAACTTTATTTTAGCAACATATATTTTACATGGAGAGAAATGGTACAAGTGGTACAATAATTCTGATGAAGATGATATATGGGAATACCACAGAGGAATAAAAGAACAGTTGCTCAAAATGATACACATTGAGGTAGTTGAAGACGGTGAAATTTATGAACGTGGTTACGAATTACTTTATGTTCCTCTTTGCACCTCGGACGATATCAATGTCAAAGGTTTGAATTATTTTATCATCTGATGAAAGGAGAATTTTATCAAATGTCTATTGAAATATATGACAAATATTTTATTATTGTAAATGAAGAAGGAAAATTTTTCGGATACGATGCCTATGCTAAAGGATATCCTTACTTTAGCAGAAGTTTATATCTTGTTGAAAAATTTAGGACAGAAGAATGAGCAAACGAATTTCTTTATCATGCTCATTATACACAGATTATGTTCAAAAAAGAATTTAAACATTGTGTTGTTAAAAAGGTTACTGTTGCAATAACTTAATGAATAGAGGAGATTTTTATTATGAAACCAAAGAATAATTTTAAGAGAAATCATCTTATTAATTTAATTATCAGGTTTATCTCGAAAGATAATTTATATATCTGTGAGAAATGTCATCATATTCATAAAAGAAATGGAAGAAAAGAGAGACAATGTTTTATAAATCTAGAAAATGAAGTTAAGAGATTGCGTGAACAAATAGTTTGCACTGGCTTTTGTAATGGATTTTTTATTGATTGAGGAGGAAGAACTATGAGAAAGCCCAATTTGTATATACGAGAACATAGGAATGAACCTTCTCGAGTAAAATACAAAACAATAAATCGTTATTATGATATTAATAATGGCATTTGCGTATATAAAATGACGATTGAGCAAAATTTAATAGTTGGAAAGGTGTACGATTTTGAATATGAGAAAATAGAGGACGGAGAAAGCAATACTTATTGTTATATTGTTCTAAGAAAAGAGAATTCAGATATTTATTATGTTACTGAATTTTATCCTTACAATGGATTTATAACTGTAGATGAAAAGTCATTGTCACCACAATGTATAAAATGTGATGTGAAGAAAGAGTTTGGAATCAATCTTGATGAATGGAGGAATAAAACACTATGAATTTATTATTTAGAACATATAGCCTTTTCCCATTAGCACTCGTTAAAAATAAGACACTAAACATAGGGGATATAGTACAGATAGGGGAAAATAAATATTATATCAATTGTGCTCCTAATACAATATCACCAACTGGCAAAAAATATAAGTTTTATTATTGTATTCAAGCTACTAATAATTGTGAAGTTACTAACACAATATAATTAAGGAGGAGATTTTATGAATTTTGAAGACCTCTCCCCTGCTGAGCAGAAAGAAATGAAGGAAGCATTCGCAATGTGGAGAAAACCATCGGAGTATTTTGATAAGATTGTCAATTCCGGAATGTGTAACAGCATTATTAATGGATACATTCTCCTTGCTTTTGACGTAGCAGGTGTTAAGCCACCGAAAGGAATATCGCATCTACTTGATGAATATTCAGCAGATGAAGCAAGAAAGAGATACCAAAGCTAAAATCAAAAACATTAATAAAATCCATCTTCTATCCGAAGGTGGATTTTTTATTTTTGCTTAAATCACGAATTATTTTTATAAAAATCGGAATAAAATACTTGACACAGGGAATAAATTATGATAAAATAAATAATTAGTAAATGGTATATATTTCTTAATTTCAAAACGGAGCATGGAGGTTAATATGGCATTTGAAGATGAGCAGGTAACATTTGATGAAACCACACAGAACACAGAGCCGGGGAATCAGCCTGAAACAATAGATGAAAATTCTGTTGTGGGAAATAACCGCGAAGAAAAGCCTAAGAGCCACAGAGGCAGACCTAAAAAAGGAGAATCCTCGACTAAGCCAGCCGGCTCTAAGAAGGCTAAAATCAAAGATTGTGAGGTTGAAATTACCGAGGATAGTCATATTCTGTCCACGGATGATTTAAAGCTTAATAGTGACACATGGAGTGTCAGAGATATTTATATCAAATACACAAATAGTAATAAACTTCTTGATTTTGAAATCCCACAGCAGAGAGCCGTTGTATGGAAGAAAGATAGAAAGTCGGCATACATTCATTCCATTCTCGCCGGACTGTATAAGTTCCAACCTGCATTCATAGTAAATCAGGTCGGTAAGGGGAAGATGAAGCTTTATCAGGTGTATGATGGTAAGCAGAGAATGCTCGGCTCGATTGTTTCTTATCTGAATGACGAGTTTCCCTTGTGTGGATTAAAGAATGATCCTCTGATTGAGTGCAACGGGCATTACTACAACGTTAATGGTTGCAAGTTTAGTCAGTTACCTGAGGAACTTAAAGAGAAGCTCAGAGGGGCTTCCATGAAAGTTCTGATAGCAGATAATGCTTCGGAAGAAATAATGCGTTTCATCATGCTTAGAATCAATTCTGGTGAGCAGATGACCCCGTTTGATGTGGCAAGAATAAGACGTTCCGACATGGACGATTTTGAAGCATTATCAAAGCATGGAATCTTTAAGGCAATGCTTACAGCAAACAAGTTCAACCAGAAAAAGTATCATGAAATCATTGCTAAGACTTATATTGCTCTATATGAGGACGAGCCGAAATATTCGGGAAAGCATATTAACGAAATAATTGAAAACCTCGAAATAACAGAGGACAAGCAGGAAGAAATCAACGGCATTTATGATAAGTTGCTCGGAGCATATAATATTCTTGTTGAAAAAGGTTCTGCTGTTGCAAAGACGATGTTCAACATAACCAATTTCACAAGTTATTTGCGTTATGTAAACAAGCTTGATAATTCCGAAAAACTTGCTGATTGGTTAGATTATTTCTTTTGGAACACACCCGAGGAATACAATAGTAATCATTCTACAACAAAGAATGAAATTTTAACTAGAATGAATATTATCAAGAATAGCATTGATGAGTTTCTTAGCAAGCAGTAAAGTACAGTTTACAAGGGACTACACAGGGTAGGTATCTGACGGGAGGGGTTCCGCTCGTCAGATTTTCCATGTGATATTTAAGCTGTCGCTTGTGGCGGCTATGGTGGTAATCATCAAATCCACCACCCGCCGCTTGTCGTCAAAGGATACATTCTCCCAAGTGTCGAGGTAGCCGGAAATCTGGCTGACCTGTTCCGGGCTAATGGCTTCCACCGTCAGTTCCGCTATCCTCGCCAGAAGTTCCTGCTTGCGCCCGTCCAGTTCTGCTATCTTCACATTCACATAGGAGAGCAGGACATTGTTTGCACCCGTCAGACTGTCCACCAG